TATAGGAACTTCATACTGAGATGAATGACACCTTTGCTGATATACGTGCAAAGTATTAGAAGAAACTCATTGCTGGTTTAAACATTGAAATTGATCAAGAAACTAATGTGATTAGTGCATCTGGTGATCTAGTTGTACAATGGGATAATATTACTGGTAAACCAGATTTTAAACCAGTAGCTACATCTGGTGATTATAATGACTTAATTAATAAGTTAAAACCAGGTAAAGACGTTAGTATTAGTGAAGATAATGTGATTAGTATTGCTATTGATTCAGATTCATTAGAACAGTCTTTAACTACTTTACAAAGTAATATAGATAAAGAAGCTGCTACTGCTCGTGCTGCTGAAACTAAATTAGGCAATGATATAGCTACTGAGAAGAATAGAGCTCAATCTGCTGAATAGACTATTAATAACAGTGTATCTTCATTATCTAATAGAGTAAAAGTAAACGAAGATAAACTTACTATTATTAATGGTAATGAATCTACTACTGGTTCTATAGCTAATGCTATTAAACAAGCTAAATCATATACAGATACTACTGTAACAGCTGAATAGACTAGAGCAGAAGCAGCAGAATAGAAACTAACGGGTGATTTAGCTAGTGAAATAACTAGAGCTAAAGGTGCTGAGTCTGCTAATGCTACAGCTATAGCAAATGAAGTAGAAAGAGCTACTGGTGTAGAAGAAGCTTTAAGAACAGATGTAGAAGATTTAACTGGTTAGGTATTAGTTCTTGAAAAGACTAAGGTTAATAAAGTTGAAGGTAAAGGTCTTAGTACTAATGATTATACTACTCCTGAAAAGAATAAACTATCTGCTATAGAAGCTGAAGCTAATAAGTATGTATTACCTGCTGCTACTACTACTACGCTTGGTGGTATAATTGTAGGAGATAGATTATCTATTGATGATACTGGTAAATTAGTAGCTACTTATACTTATACTTTACCTAAAGCATCTAGTAGTGTATTAGGTGGAGTTAAGACTGGTAGTAATATTACTAATACTGATGGCACTATTAGTTTAACTAAAGCTAATGTAACTAGTGCATTAGGTGTAGATCCTACTACTACTTATGTAAAGAAAGCTGGTGATACTATGACAGGAGCTTTAACAAACAGTTCTACTATTAGTGGTAGTAAATTGATATCTACTGTAGCTACCGGCACAGCACCTATACAAGTATCTTCTAATACTCTATGTACTAATCTGAATGCAGATATGATAGATGGTTACAATGTGTCTGAAGGTGATAAAACAGGTATTCATTATACTAAGTTTTATGGAATGGGTGCTAATAACACAGATTGGCTGAAAATAGCTACTTTACCACTAGTATCACAAAATACTACTTCTGCTAAATATGTTATTTTTGAAATAGTAGGAGGTGGAAATTTTGGTTCTAATCAATACAATTATTCTACACTAGTAGCTGGTACTAGATATAAAGAATCTGTTAAATTAGTTAAGTAGCAAAGTAATACGGAGCTTAGTGGAGATGCAGTAATAGCTGGATATGTAGTCACTTCTACAAATGTAGAAATTTGGTTAGGTTTTGCTGGAACATTTAGATCGCCTATTTCTATTACTTGTAAGAATAAACAATTAGCTAACGATGTATTAACTAGTAGTTTTGTTACTACTAAACCAGATAATTTTGTGTTAGGAGAAATTGTTACATTAGATGCTCCAGACTGGTATGGTGTATCATGGTCAGAAACATCATCTAATCCAGATTGTACCCGTATTGGTAATATGGATATGCATAGATCATTGCCTATATAGAGTATGATGAAACCATTTGCTTTTAATTGTGGTCAACCTCATTTTAAAGATTAGTATGTTCCTGTAAAAGAGAATTTTACAAGCGGCTAGTATTCTCATAATGTAAACGATTCGTTATTTCAAGCAACTGATGACGTAAATATAATGATAAAAATACCAGAATTTTGGTATACTGATGACTATAATTTTAATACAAAAACACATAATTTAAAAATATGCCAGCACGCTAAATCTGGATGGAATCATCATAAAGAAGCATATGTTAGCGCATATGAATTATATAATTTAAACGGTAGAGCGATAAGTAAAAGAGAAAATATTCCCACTGTTAACTTTACTAGAGCTAATGGTAGAACTTGGGCTAGAGCTAATGGGTTTGATGGAGAAGCTAAATGGAATCTTTATACATATGAAGAACATAGAGCTATATGTCATTTATTCTTAGTAGAATATGCTACTAGAAATAGTCAAAAAGCAGTTAATACTACATTAACAGCTGAAGGATTTAGACAAGGTGGATTAGGTTCTGGTTGTACTACAGGAACAGCTACTATCAACGGAGCTACAACTTACTCGTTTATTCCTACTGGAAGTTCTGATAGTTTGGGTAGTGGATCTGGTGAAGTTACAGTAACTATACAATAGACAGATTCATCTGGTCATAATACTTCTACTATTACACGTAAATGTAATAGATATAGGGGGATTGAAAATCCATTTGGTCATGTGTGGAAACATACCGATGACGTTATTAGTATTTATAGAGGAGGCTATAGGACTTGGTATAAATCTATTAAACCAGAACAGTTTGCTAATAATAAAAATACTAGTTATAAACCTTTAACAACAGCAACAGTTGTGACAGGTTATAAAACTGAAATTAGAGCTACACCTACTTGTGATTTCTTTGCAGCAGCTTGTACTAATGGCTCAGAATCTACATACTGGTGTGATTATAACTGGGATAATACTGATACTTCAGAACACTGTTTGTTAATCGGTGGTAACTCTGCCCATGGCGGCTCGGCGGGTCTATTCTATCTTCATTCCAATGATGGGGTTGGTGCTTCCGGTGCTAATATCGGTTCTCGATTAACATATCTCCCGTGGGCGGAGTAATGACTTAATTATGCAATACGGTATAGTTAAGTAATACCCACAGGTTGCTTCTCTGGAATTGGGTTGGGTGTGCTTTGTTGGTTTTGGTGGGGGGGGGTGGGTTGGTGGCGCTGGACTGGCGGTTCGGTGGTGAAGTAATAACTACAAATATTATAGAAGAAAAATGGCTAGCTATATAGGGTGGTTTAAACACGCTAACTGTTATTCTTTACTTAATAAAACTATTAAACATAAAGAGCTATTAGATTACTTGGATATACGTAAGGGAAATAGAACATACGAATAATGAGTACGTTATAGTTATATAATTGCAGAGACTTTAACATGTGCTAGCAGTAATAAATATTGACTAGCATTTTTATTTCAGATAAAATTATTTTAAGTTGTGTTGAGTAGAAGTTTATATATAATGAATCTTGCAAGACGTATATTTGCTAATGGATATCAATCTATAGTAGGTTGGTTAACAGGTATGGCAACTATACTAGCACCAGCTGCACCATTAATAGGTGTATCATTTCTATTCATAATATTAGACTTAATCTATGGGTACAAAGTATGTAGACAAGTAACTCACAAAAATTATTTTGAATCTGGTAAGTTTTGGTCTACTATTGAGAAACTAGGATTTGCAGCTATAATGATAGCTGGATTTACTTTATTAGATAAGTTTATATTTATGACATATGCCGATCTGGTGTTAGCTAAAGTTGCAGCAGGAGCAGTATGTTTTGCAGAAATAATATCATTATTAGAATCTAGGAAAGCATTAAAACCTAATTCATTAGTTACAAGACTCTTCACAAAGATTATAAAGTCGAAAGCAGAAAAATATTTAGATGTAGATATAACAGACATCTTAGAAGAACAAAATACTATTACAAATGATACCAATACTGATAAGTCTAGCAAAAAGATTAATAAGTAACATTATCGGTTGGTTTAAAAGGAATTACAAAGCAATGGCAGTGATTATCATTACGATTCTCGCTGCCATTTGTTTTTATTAGAATAACTAGCTAGATAAGAAGAATAGAGAAATAGATAGAGTAACTAATAACTATCTTTACTATGAATAGCTAGCAACATAGTAGAAGAATGATAATAGAGTTCTATAGCTTACTCTAGATGAATTTAAAGAAACCAAAGATAGCTTAATACAAGAAGTACGAGCTACAGTAAAGAAATTAAAGATCAAAGAGAAGGAGTTGAAATAGGTACAGATATAGGAGTAGAAAGTAGTACATGATACTACAGTAGTAGTTAGATCAACTGACTTTAAAGTGGAAATCAAACCAAATAATTTGACATCAATCGTAATAAATAAAAGAGATACGCTCCTAACACATAGTATCGACATTCGCAATACTCAATCACTATTTATTATTCCTAAAAAAGAATATAAGCGTAATTATAAGAATTGGTTTATACGTTTTTTACATTTTGACTGGAAGAAAATAAATACTACTAAATATATAATTGATAATTCTAACAAACTTATAAATAATACTGATACTAGAATTATATATATAAAAGATAAGGAGTGATTTCTCACTCCTTATACTTCCAGATATAATTTCCAAACTGTTTTACTTTACCTCTACATTTTAGAGAAATTCTACTTATATTTAAATTTAGTTCTCTTTTTATTTGATTGAGTGAACTCCACTCTTTGATTAAATTACCATTTGTATCAAATTGAAGAACTGTTTTAGATATTTTAGGATTGTTTTTCAATGATTTAGATACATTGTGATTACGAGATCCATAATTTACATTGTAATTTACAGTACACCATTCTAAATTATCTATACAATTATTTAATTTGTTCTCATCTTTGTGGTTTACACAAGGTGAGTTATTCGGATTAGGTAAGAAAGCTTCTGCTACTAAACGATGTACTTGTTTAGTTTGCCATTTGTTGTCATTACGTTTCATTCCTACATGAGCATATCCCTTGATGTCAACAAACTGTTTTAGTATTGTTTCTTTAATAGGTAGTGGTTTATTATCTTTTCTAATTTCTAATCTAGCAATAGATTTTACTCTACCTAAAGTAGATATTAAATAATTATCAAAACCATTAATACGTTTCCAATTTTCCATAATTTGTTCAAATATTAATTTACGTATATAACGTATGGATATACTATAGGTTGCAAGATTATGGATATAAAATCAAAAATAAAAACAATAATCAAAATATTTTGTATAATGAGAGAAAGACTGAAAATAGAGCGTCATGAGGCTATGTATGGTCCACACTTCAATGAAGAATGTGCACTAAAAGCAGTCTCTAAGATGGAAAACGAAGATGGCTCTCGTGGAGAACATTGGAGTTTAGAAGAAACTACTTCAATCGCTAACCAGTACGGAATCAATCTGAAAGGTGAGAAATACAACAAGTATGATTGGTACGTTGCTCTCAATATGATACGTTCAGACTATTATCGTGCAGTTGTTACTATGACAAGCAGTGATCACATTAAATACTTTGTAGAACTAGCAAAAGCTTGGTTGAATGACAAAGATATAGAAGAAGGAAAGATGTGGTATTACTATTGCTATATTATGTGTGATAAATTGCGCAAAGAAGCTAAGACGATGTTAATGCTTGAAGACGATGAAGATGAAGAGCATGAGTATCGTTATGCTCGTGGTGGTAGAGGACGTGGAAGAGGTAGAGGAGGAAGAATGACTCGCTACGGTTATGACTATGACGAAGACGATGAATATTTAGATCGTGAACGTGAAGAGGAAAGAATGCATAGATATGAACCTATGTATGAAAGAAGAATATCAAGATATTAATTTAATCAAAATTTATGAGAACTATGTACGAACCTGAAAAAATTTTAGTACAAAACGCTGGTATAGATCCAGGTGTAGCTGCACTTTTGCAGAATGCAAACAAAGGTAATATGGACCCTGCTGCTCTTATGGCTATGATGAACAATGGCGGTTTCGGTGGAAACGGCGGTTGGTGGTGGATTTGGATTATCCTAATCTTCTTCTGCTGGGGTGGTTTTGGAGGTAACGGTTTTGGTAGAGGTAGCGATGATGCTAGTCGTCTTGCTTCTCAGTTGAATACCGATACTAATACAAGTCTGTTAATGCAGGCTATTCAAGGTAACAAAGATGCTATCAGTTCTTTGTCTAATACTTTAAATTGTGATATTAATGCTGTACAGACAGCTTTGAATACTATTAATACTAGCGTAAGTCAGATTGCTTGTGATACTAAATTGGCTAGCTGTGAAGTAATTAATGCTATTACTTCTGGTAATGCTAACTTAGCTTCGCAATTGGCTAACTGCTGCTGCCAGACTCAACGTTCAATTGACTCTGTTAATTTGAACTTGACTCAAATGAATGCAGACAATAGACTGTCTATCTGTCAGCAAACTAATACTTTGCAGAATGCAATTACTAGTGGATTCAATAACTTACTAACAGATAATGCTAACAAATTTAATGTAATTGGCGCTAAGATAGATGCACAGACTCAGATGATCAATGATAAATTCTGTCAGCTGGAAATGCGTGAAATGCAGAATAAGATTGACACATTGCGAGATGAAAAACAAGGATACCAGTTATCTGCTCTTACTCAACAATAGACTCAAAACTTAGTTAATCAGTTGCGTCCTTGTCCAGTACCTGCTTACTTAACTTGTAACCCATTCGGATGTAACGGTGGATTCACTGGTTACGGATACGGATATAACGACGGTTGCGGTTGTGGTTGCTAATAAGAAAGGAGGTAATTATGTTTAATCCTTTCTTTAATCCTTATCGTGTAAGACGTATTGACCAAGGTGGTATACCTACATTAGATACTATATTCTCTAATGTAGATACTACTAACAATACTGTTACTTATGGAATATGTCCATTTCAATGGAGACAATTGCCATGCAGAGGTTTAATATTATTAAATATTAATCATACTGCTACTGGTGCAACAGAAGGATCATTAGTATCTGTAGCTACTTCTGTTAGTTCTAGTTAGGTATCATCTAATCCAACTAGTGTAAATACTAATAGTGGTAAAGCATTACTAAATGGTTCTGGTGATTAGATGCTGACAGAAGAAATTTCAACTGGTAATAAATATCTAATATACTATGATAAACGTACTGGAGTATTTCAGACTATAAATCATATTGTAGCACCAGCTGCTTAATAAAAAACTTAGGGCTACTGTAAAAGGTAGCCCTACTAAAACCAATTCAATTATGTTATTTAGTCAATTAAAAATAGGAGATCACGTGCACGTATTGGAAGTTCTAGGAACGTTTAAAAAGACTACTGTTTATAGTCTTGGTTCTATTACTTAGGTTTCAAATCCTTATGATGAAGCTTTACCTCAAGGTTAGTTTCCAATACCAGGATAGAGCAGACGTAAATTAGTCGATGTATTTATTAGTTGTAATGGAGAATCTAAGAAGCTGTCAGTACCAGCGGAACGTTCAATAATCAACGATACTTCTATAGGACTTACTGTTGCTACTAATAAAGAAGAAATAGCTAATATGGTTAGATAGAACTATAATGAGTTCAAAGCTAAAAAAGAAGCTGCAAGTAAGTATGATGAAGAAATGGAGAAGTGTAAAGATATTTTAGATCAACTAGAAGCACAGGTAGAAGCTCCTATAGTAGCAAATACTATTGACAATAGTAAAGAAATAAATGATTTAAAGAATGATGTTGCTGATATTAGGAAGATGATCGAAGATACTAAGAAGATGTTTATGGGAGGATTCCCAAAACCACCAATGCCACCTATGCCTAATGTACCAGCTCCAATGAAATAATACTCGGCAACGCTCACAACGTTCGCTCACCTCTACGAGGCTCGCTCACTGTATAGTGGACGAGCTTTTGTTGTTTATGTATGTTAATAATATTTCCTCGCTTCGCTCAAAGTTCCTTCGCTTCGCTCGGAAAAATTATTATAAAGCTTTTTAAGAAAGGCTATTAGTTTCTGTTAAGGAGTGTATCTAAGATACTATAAAAATTTACAGTAAGTCTTAAAATGCGTTTTATGACTATTATAATTATAATTTAAATACGTATTTAATATGTCACTTAATATGCTTATTGACGATATTTTACTCGAAGCCAGAAATAATAATATAGGTGAGAGTGAAAAGTTAAGTCGTCACCAAATCGAATTGTGGATAAAAACGTATCGAGCTTACTTATTAAAATAGAAATTAGACAAAGGTGAGTAGCTTGATTAGATTTTTTATCAAACCATACGTATGCATTTGGATAAAATAGAAGAAGATCCAGGTCATACAGAATACCAAGGAGATAAAGAACTACCTACTTTACTTGGTACTAAACTTACTACTTCAGTAATAACAGTAAAGGATGCATATGGAAATATTATCCAATTAGATTCTGAAACTAAAATGAAATTCTAGAAATATAGAAAGTATACCTGTAAAGATTATATTGCATATGTTAAAGGTAATAGGATATATGTAGAAGGTGATGCTAATCAACTAGAATATATTGATGTAGAAATAATTGCTGAAGATCCTACTGAAGACAAACTGTGTTATGATCCAGATAAGGATGAATATCCATTACCAGCTTATATGTGGGGAACAGTTAAGTAGTTAATCTTTACTAAAGATTTCTTAACTATGAGATAGCAAGTATCTGATACTACTAATGATAGTAAAGATGATACTTAGAATGTGATGAATTAGAATGTTAATAGAAGTATAAGACGATGAATGAATTGAATAAATCAGCTAACAAAACAGTTTCTTATACTATACCTTCATTCTATAATCATTACTTAAGTAGTATAGAACCAGATACAGTATATGATATAGATTATACTACTTATAGAAAGATAGTAACAGACTATTTTTATCACTTAAGAGATTAGTTATTAGAAGAAAGTAAAGAAGTTAAATTACCTTACAGAATGGGTAGTATTCAAATAGTAAAGAAACAGCCTAAACATTTAGATGGTAGAAGTCTTAGAATAGATTATAAAGCTACTAAAGAGTTAGGTAAACTTACTTATTTACTTAACGAACACTCAGGATTCTACAAGTATAGACTTTACTGGAATAAATAGGACATGCTAGTGTCTAACAAAAGTAAGTATTAGATTGTACTTACTAGAGCAAATAAAAGGCATTTAGCACAAATAATTAAATAGAATATTCACGATTACGAATAGCAGCCATGATATATAAAATGACAAGTAGTAAAGCCGTGATTGCTAAAGTAATTGCGGACTTAGGTTTAAATGAAACTGAAATACCTATTACAGACATCAAACAATGGATAGGAGAGAGTTTAATGAATATAGGTTCTGTTAATCAATTAGATCACAAAGTAGAGGTAATACCTATCAATGGTTATTAGGCTAAGTTACCATGTGACTTAGAAAGATTAAATAGTGTAGCTTACTCTACATGTGATTGTGGTGGTTGGATACCTATGAAAAAGAGCACTGGTACATTCAGTGTATATGATAAGAAAGATAACTGTGATTGTTGTAATATGATTATACACGATGATGTATTAATACCATTAGTAAAGAACCTTCATAATCTTACTAAAGATAAAGACGCATTAGAAGTACTTAATAAAGATACTAATACTAGATAGACACTTAGCGCATTGATTAATAATTATACAGTTTGTAGCAAAAATGGTAGATTACAGCACACTAATTTTAATGGTACTAATTTCAGTTATACGCCACAATATGATGTTAAACCAGGATATCTCATCACAAATGTTCCAGAAGGATATGCAAAAATCTCATATCATGCTATCTATACTGACGAGGATGGCATGCCTATGATACCTGATGTATAGTCTTACTTTGAGGCTTGTTTCTGGTATTGTGCATAGAAGATTCTTTATATTAAATATATAAGAGGAGATGTACATAGATAGTTATGGTTAGATGCCAAGAACTCTTATAATTTTTATAGAAAGCAAGCTTATGCAGAATCATTAATGCCGAATCAGGATCAACTAACTAATATCAAGTACACATGGAATACATTAGTCCCAGAGATAGATGAAGAACGTACTTTCTTTAGTACTACTGGTGATAGACAAGAAATTTATAATTAGAATTATAATAGATTATGGAGATAAATAGCCAAGTAAATACATTTCTCGAAGGAATGAATCTAGATTCTGATATTACTATGCTATCTGACAAGTAGTATAGATGGGCATAGAATGTTAGATTGTTAACAGATAATGCCGGAACTACTGGAATTCTATAGAATATAGAAGATATTAGACAATATTTAGGAGGTTTAGAAATCTCTGAAAATATACTAGGTACGGCTGTTAGTAGATGGTATAATACAGATAAAGAAAAAGTAGAAGAATGTGGAATAGTATTTACTAAAGAATTGTATGAACAGAATAGAATTAATAATCTTTGGATAGTAACTGACTTTAATAGCATTAGCCCAACTTGGACACTGATAGTATCGGCTTAGTTAAACGTAACAGATAATGTATCTATTGTCACTAACTTTGAATCTAATAATGTTAGTAAAGTATATATATCTGATGGCAATACTTCTATTAAATGTATTAACATATAGAAAAAATATAATACTAGTAAGACTAGTCCAATAACAGATAGTACATACTTTGATCTGTTACCAAGTTCTACTATTGCCCCATTTAAGTTTATTGAATGGACTTCTGGTAATTTGCCAGCAGGTATGGTACAGTATTGTTATTAGCTATTCAATGTGCATGGCGGTGAAACTACAACTTCATCACTAAGTTCTATGATACCTGTATCTTCTAGTAACACTAATTCATCTAAAAACTTTAATGGAAACAATAAAGACGAAAGTACAGACAAAGGGTGTCTATTGTCAGCTACATTATTTAATGACGGTAGATTTGAAAGAATTAGAATAATTGGAATACAGTACACTAATAAAAATCAAGTACCAAAAATATACATTATAAATGAATTAGATTTGCCCAAATCTGACAATCCTACCATTACTTTTACATATAATGATATAGGTAAGAATTATATTAATGAGTTATCCATTGAAGAGTTTAACAATATAATTCCGTTTGAATTTAATGCTAAGAGTATAGCTAAAATGAATAATAGGTTATTTGCTTCAAACTTACAAGAAATAACATGGGATGTAGCTTACGATGCTAGGGCATATAGGTGCAATAAAAATGGAACAATATAGCTAAATTCTAGTATAACTGAAAATTCTTTAACTTTAACTTTTGATTAGTTATTGGGTCAAGGTAACGACTTTATTATACCAGAAGAACACGACTGTATTAACCCTATGAATAGTCAAATAGTATATCCAAATAATGAAACTGAAGAATATGCTTACGGATATGATGATAGTAGAACCGTTAGAGGTGGCAAAGGAGTAAATATAAGTTATAGATTTGTTACTACAGACTTAATAGAATCTGACAATACTCCATCTGTAGATGAAGAAGGTAATAAATTATTAGCTTATAATATGGAATTATCTGCATCTAAAAGAGTAGACGCTACTATTAAGTTAAAATGTCCAGAGAACGGTCAAACTGTATATATCTATAATAATGATAATACATCTAGAATAAGAAATTATAGCGATCCATTTTACGTATCTAATTTTTTAGGGTATTAGAGAGACGAAGTATATAGATTTGGAATAGTATTTTATAATTAGAAAAATATACCATCTCCTGTACATTGGATCGGAGATATTAGATTTCCGTCTGGTGATATTGAAGGATATGAACCATTTACTTTTGCTGATACAGTTGATGGAACTGGTAATTATGAATTAATATCTCATCCGTTAGGTATAGTATTTTATGTATAGAATCTTCCTGTAGATGTAGTAGCTTATGAAATAGTAAGATGCGACAGAACGTTGGCGGATAGAACTGTGGTTACTTAGGGATTACTAAACAAAACTGTTAGATTCAATGGGTGGTAGAATAATACTGAAGATTATAGAGCTGAATATTCTATTGGTAGCATAGATAGAAGACCTACTATTATGCCAACATTTACAGACACTACCGTATCACCGTTTGCACAAGGAATATATCATATATATGATAACAAAATGGTATAGCAAGATACTCAAGCTATAAACCCAATGGACGTTAACGGTATATTTGATTTAGTAACAGCTGATATATGTTTTAATAAAGAAAATTCAGATTCTATTGTTACTAGTAATATGAATATAGTTCCATTATATTGTGCTCATTCCGCTACATATTGTGATGATAATAGATATAAACATCACAGACTAGGAATACCTTTCACAAAAGTGTTAGGTAGAAATGATAACAATTAGACTGAAAATTCATTTGGTGGTGTAGTAGAAGGATCGGATTATGATGGAGATCGACCAGCTATTAAATTGGAATCTGGAGTATTTGATGGATTTGAGCAAAATGATGGCAGACTTAGTGGAGGAGTATGTAAATATTATTAGATGTTTGGTAAGAACTATGCTCATAAAGACAATTCTAATTTGCGTCAATCTTTTCCTATAAAAGACGTCGTTAAACCTACTAATATATCTCCTTACCAAGAAGCTTTTGATGCTAAACAAATAGTAAACTATATAGATAGATTTGGGTTTATCAATTATAGTATTGGTTCTAATGAAGCTCTTGGACCACATGGGGTATGTTTAGCTATTAGTGCTCCAGATGTATACTCCGGAGGTTTTACTGGTATACGTACAACGCCAATGCTGAGAAAGTTTAGATATAATTCTGTACTTTTCGTTAACATAAAAAAAAGTGCTACTCAGTATGGTGGTAACACATTTATAAGTAGGAGTTATTCTACTTATTATAGTACTAACACTTATGTTAAAACATCTTGGGAAGGATATGATACAGCAATGTGTTTTGGTGGTGATACATATTTGGGTGTATTAGATTATGTGCACACTTTGTTATTTACTAGAAATGATCCAGATGATAGAAACGGTTTCAAGAGATTTGTTGCAGCTTATATACCTCTAGAATCTAGTGTAAATCTACATTATAGAAACGATGAACATTTTTCTCAAGATACAACAGTATCTACTGGCAATGCTCAAACTGGAGAGGCTAATGTATATTTTTTAACAGAACCTGGTGCACTAAATACAAACTATACTCAAGGAAAACCTATGTATACATATAATTCAGCATATTCTAGTACTAATACCGCTAAAGGTTATATTCAAAGTTCTATATACGCTGAAGATAACGTAAAGAGTATGAATCGTATTACGTGTTCTGAAGTAAAGTCTATTAACGAATAGACAGATAGTTGGACTAAATTTAAATTTGCTAATTATTTAGATACAGATAGTACATATGGACCTGTTACTAATTTAAAAGTGTTTAAAAACAGATTGTATTTCTTTTAGGATAGTTCTGTAGGTATAGCTTCTGTTAATGACCGATCATTAATTAATGATAATAATGCTGGAGAACTAGTATTAGGTACAGGTGGAATATTAACAAGATATGATTACTTAGTTACACAAAATGGTAGTAGTATTATAAATGATAAAAGTATTACTAATTCAGAAACAACTTTATATTGGCACGATTTTGATAAAAATGTAATATGTTCGCTAGGTAACGGATTCAATGAATTATCTAAGGTAAAACAAGTATAGACATATTTAAATAGATTGCCAGACTCAGCTAGAAAAAATCCAGTATCATTCTATGATAAGAAATATAATGAAGTATGGTTTAGAATATACGATAGATGTTTAATATTTAATGAATAGTTAAATGTATTTACATCTTTCTATACTCATAATCCAAACTGGTTCTTCCCATTTTCTACTAGATTAGTTACTATTAAAGACAATAATTGTTACTATTTACACAATATGTATTACGTAGATGATAGCAAAGAGAAGGAAGAACGTATATCTTATGTAAGATTTGTAGTAAATAAAGATATAGCATATACTAAAGTATTCGATAATCAATGGTTTTCAGCTGAATTTGAAGATGTTGGAGATGAGGAAAAACCTACTTTAATAACTGATATACATTTTGAAACTAAGACACAAGTTACTGAACCAATAGATTATAATCAGATAGAAGTTAGAGAGGATAATTACAGATTTGCAATAAGTAGAGAAAAACAAGATAAACCAGATTTACAACAATAGACTAATATGTCTTATGCTGGAAGAATGAGAGGAAAATATTTGATTTGCAATTATACTTTTGATTGCAACGATAATAAAGAATTTAAGCTTCCGTATATTAAAACAACTTATAGATATTCAATGTTATAATATGAAAAATAAGAAATTAAAAAGAGTTCCTCGATATGCTTTCGGCGCTGATGCTATTTCAAATTGGGGAAACATGAGTGGAGTAGATAAAGCAAATGTAGTTACACAAGGAGTTGGAGCTATAGGTAGTATGATAGGTAACGCTACTAGTGGATAGAAACCTACAGCAGCTGGTGTAATAGGTGGCATAGGATCTGGAGCTGCAATGGGCGCTTCTATTGGTGGACCTTGGGGAGCAGTAATAGGTGGAGCTATTGGTGGTATTACTTCAAGTATAGGTTCTGGTGGTTCTGTTAATGAGTAGACTGGTGAGTATGAATTACCATCAGGAATAGCTGGTCTATTTGGTCATAGTAAAAGTTATATACGTAATAAAGCTGGTAGAATTAAAAATGGTATTCAGGCTAGACAAATGTCTGAACAAGTAGCAGCTGATTACTATCAAGAAAATGGATACAATGAATTAAGTTTATCTAAAGGTGGTGTAGTACCATCTACTATGGCTTACTTAGATGATGGTGAGATGTTAAGAACACCAGATGGAACTATAGGATCTGTACCAGAGGAAGGTAAACCTACAGATTCTAATTTATTAAATGTACCTGTTGGAACTCAAGTATTAAGTGATAAGATTAAAGTTCCAGGAACAAATAAAACATTTGCAGAAATGGGAAAGAAGTTAATGAAGAAAAGCAACAATAAAGCTAATAATATATATGCTGAAAATAGTTAGATGCTAAATGAGAGAAATAATTAGATAGCTTATCAGGCACTATTAGATTAGCAAGAAGCTTTGAAAAGTAAAAAAATAAAGAAGAATACTGCTGCTTATGCAGATGGCACTAAAGGCATTAAACCATATGGATATAATAAAAATATGTCTGATTTTAAATACTGGGATTCAGATAAAAATAACTATACACAAGATTACTTAAACTGGGTCAATGGTATCACAGATCAAGATGTAAAAGATATCTATGGTGGTAAATATGGAGATATGTCTACTTACTTAGGTAAGAATAAAGGAGTTATACCTACAGTAGAACAAGCTAGATCTTTAATGACAGACAGAAAGTATGGCGATTGGCATAAGATTGGTCAAGCATATGTAGATAGTAGATCTAATCAAAGTAATGGACCTAGACATATACCATCATCTGAAGTGGCAAGTAGATTAGGCATTCCTTATAATATTAATGCTCCTATTGGTAATGTAGATACTGCTAATGCTAGAAGTAGTAAATACTTTAACTATACTGGTAATCCTGGACAGCTTCCAGTAGGTAATATGTATAGTGCAAATAGTAAAAAGCCAAAAACTCCAAGTGATAATAACTGGTTAGATCTAATAGACAATATAGCTGCATTAGCTGGACCTATTGGTAATATATTCTCAGGTAGTCCTGAAAGAGTAGAAACATATACTTATGATCCAGTATATGGTCCTACTGATTATAATATAGATCCTATACTTAGAGAAGCTACACTAAGTGATAGAATTGCTAGATACAATATGGCTAATATTAATCCTAACACTGGAGCCAATATGGCATTTGGTTTACAGTCAGCAGTTAATAGGAACAAAGCTATCGCTAATGCTTATGCTACTAAGAACAATGCTGAAAATCAAATGGCATTTAACAATGCTCAAATAGCTAATCAATGGGAGCAACAGTATGCTAATGCTAGACATTTAGCTTCTGTAGAACAAGCTTAGAATGATGCAGCTACTAGAAATATTCGTAGAAAAGGATTTGGTGATTTATCTACAAGAATATAGTAGATAAGTAGAGATAAACGTTTAACTAAAAGAGACTCTGCTGTACTAGAAGCTATGTTACCTTATTTGGAATATGGTATGACATCAGATCAATTAACTAAATTATATAATAATTTGAAAAGATAATGGCAACGAATAGATTTGATAAACCAATAGAAAGTGAGTATATTAGTTAGTATACACCAATACCCTTTGAATAGTTATATGCTATAGGTAAAGCAAATAACGAAAGAGTAGATAAAGCTTATTAGGATTTAGGTAATCAGTTTACTAAGTGGTCAGAGTTTAGATCACCATCAGCTGTAGATACTAAGAGATGGTATGATTTAACAGTTGGAGCTGGACAAGATGTAGTAAATAAATTAGCAGCTAATCCAGATTTGATTAAAACAGCAGAAGGTAGATCCTTAATACAATCGTTTATTAATACTAGACCTTATAATGAGCTAAGTTAGTTACAACAGAGTAGAGAAGGATTACTTTAGAGATAGAAAGTAAATCAACAACTTATGCTGTCTGGTAAGTATAATCCTTTATGGCATGAAGTTGATTTTACTAATTATAATACTTTAGATAGTGGAGTATTTAATGATGTTGCTCCATTAGCTTATAAGTCAGAAGTAGATTTAGTAAAACCTTATGTTGATAATCTAAAGCCTGGATTTATTAGACAAGAAGGTGCTTATGATTGGAGAGGAGTTTCATCTGAAAGAACAGATCAAGAAATAGCTAACAATATTTCTGCTATATATAACACTCCTGAAGCACAGAAACATATACAAGTATTAATACAGCAAGGATATACTCCAGAACAAGCCAATGCTTTATTTGCTAGTCGTATATATAGAGCTGGTAGAGAATTTGCATATGAAGATAGAGAACTTAATCCTTTATCTAAGATATACGAAGAAGATAGATTAAAGAGGGCTAGAACAGGACAACAAACTGCTCAAAAACCATTTAGATTGACAGAATCTATTGCAGCTACTGGTGGAGATGCATTTAAATTAGGAACTCAAGCTTACATAGCTAATAAATATAGAGATCAGATAAATTCTTTAACCGATCAATATAATAAAGCTGTCGAATCAAATGATACTCTATCTGCAAATATATTTAAGGAACAATTACGAAAAATATATAATGAATCTAATAGTTACACACCAAATAAACTGTTTAATGAAATATTTAAAGAATATGCTACAGATGGTAAATTAACTAATATAGATTTATCAAACGCTACTAATGATATTTTGAATAGATTTGCAGCTCCATCTCCTATAGCTTCTGTAAATGATTTGTTACAAACTACTATACCAGGTGTTACATCTGAAACGGTTACTACTCCATTAGGTAAATATAGAGTAATAGCTAATCCTAGACAATTAGATTTAGCTACAGATGTTATATCTGAAATAGCTGGTTATAAACATGTAGAATCTGGAAAGAATAAGTTTAGAGATGCTCTTAAAAACGGTAAGCTTACTAATGTTATTCTTCAATAGGGAGGTAATATTCTTACTTTACCTGTAAATAAAAATGGACAAGTACAGCCTAATTCTAGTTAGGTAATTACAGTAGCTATACCCCAAAGTCAATTAGATGCGTTAGGTATAACAGACGCAGATATGGTTATATCTGGAGCTAAAAGAATATACGATCGCTCTGGTAAGGTGTCTCTATCTACAGAAATAAAAGAAGGAGATAAACGTAAACTACCATTTCAAAGATACTTAGAAGAAGGAGAGTATAGCAGTAAATATAACTATAAAGGAAAAGTATCTTACAATGTTCCTACAGAAGATGTATATTGGTAGATAGAATTACTAAATAAACTTCCAGATCCACAAGATAAATTAAATACTGAATACTTAGATCAACAAGCATGGAAGCTATCTATGACAGATGCATTTAGATCTGAATTATATCCAAGTACACAACAGGAAGCTTACGGCATTGGTTATTCTGCCGGAGAAGAAGAAAAATAAAATCGCATAAAAAATGGCTAAGAAAAATAAATTTAATTTGAATTCCCCCTCACTAGGACAATAGCTAGTGAGGGAAGCTATGACTCCGTACAGCGAAGGGTTTGATATATCGCAACTACCATAGTCATATGGAATAAATGAATTTACTACAGAACAAGAAGTGCCAGTAGTAGAAGAAGCTAAAGATAATAAAAGATCTTTAGCTGAAGATATTGTATGGAATACTGGAAAACTAATAACTAATGTATTAGATAATGCTAATCCATTATATCAGTATATACAAAAAGAAAGACTTAGTGTTGGATTGTCTAAATTACAAGACAATTTAATGGAAACAGAATCTAAATGGATACCACAGATATAGGAAGCTCAAAACTATTTAGAAGCTAAGTCTATTGTAGATAATATCTCTAATAATATACTTACAGATGAATAGAAAATAGCAGTACAAACTGTCAATTAGTTAGAACCTAATATAAAAGAGTATGCTAAATCTAATCCGTACTTAAGAGATTTATTCTACGATACAGATCCTACGAATGTAAATGGTAGTATAGCTATAAACTTTAAAGCTTTGCTAAATGACTTTAAAGATAATAATATATTCAACGTAAATCCGCTAGATAATATAGCTACAGCGTTAGAAGATAATGCATTAAACTAGGAAGAACAAGATTTCTTATGGAACAATAAATAGCAACAAATGTCTGATAAAGAAAGATTAGACGCTATTTAGAAAGTATTATCTGATGCTAATGATGAATACGAAGATAAAACAGCTAAGATAGTAAAAAGATAGAATACTTTAAAGAAAGGTAATTGGTTGTACGATCCTACTGCTCTTACTAAAGAATTTGAGCAGAGAGTAAATGAATCTGAGTTATCTATTACTGATCCTAAATCTTGGTTTTATAATCTAGGTCATATTGGTAGTTCTTTGTCTGAAATAGAAATGATGTTCTTACAAACAGGAACTTCAATATTAGCTAATAAAGCAGCTAGAAGTCTAGCTGTTAGAGGTGCTATAACTGCTGTTCCAGGTATTGGTCAAGCAGCTACAGCAATCGCTTTAGGAGAATCAGCTTTTAATCTTTGGTTAGCTAAATATTACAGGCAATCTGAAACAGCTAGTGAAGTATTTGATAACTATCAGCAAAGAGTATTACAAAGTGCTAACGATAATAAGACAGATGTAAATAGAGTATTAGAATCTTGGGAGCCTAGATTGGGTGAGTTAGGTTATCCTGTAGATTAGATGGACGAAAATGAAAAACTACAAGCTGGTTTAGCTCAAGGTCTTACTACAGATCAAAAAGATTTTGAAGAAATCAGAAACGATGCTTTTGATGGCTTACAAATGGTTAGAGATGTGAATGACGCTTTAAGTTATTCAGATTATTTACAAAGTATGCCGTTTTCCTATGGGGGTAAAATATTATGGAATTAGGCTAGTAAAGCATTAGCAAAAGCTAGAGGTATAGAAAGACCTTTAGATGAAATACCAAGTGTAGTAGACTAGATTGGTTTGGGTAAAGCTATTGACAGAGGGGTGGAAAATATTCTGAACAAAGCGTCTAGACCTGGACAAAATATTACTAGGAAACATTTATTAGAAAACATTGGTAAATTCGCTAAAGCTAATGCTATTAATTTTGTATCTGAACGTAGTGAAGAAGGTGTTCAATCTGTAGTTGGTAGTAGATATCAAAGAGGAGAATACGACTATTTAAAAGACAAAGGAATAAATCCTATATCTGCTGCATACAACGCCGGTCTTCTTGGGTATGAAGCCAATCTTGCTTACTTTGGTTTATCAAATGATAATTATCTAAATACAGATGATGAATTAAAGAAGGCGATGGATATTGGTGGATTCATAGGTTTAGTAATGCCATTTGCTGGTAATGCAGTACAATTGAAAAATGCAGTAAGACAGTATGCTTCAGATAAAGAAGTACAAAAACTTATTGCTAAAGGATATAGTAATGCTGAACAGGATAACAAAATGGATGTCTTCCTCGATGCTTTACAAGCTGGTAAAGATATTAATTATGTTACAGATTATTTAGAGTCTGCTAAAAAATTGAAACAGCCTGGAGTAACAGATGAAATGATAGATGAAGACAAAAATCTAGCTACTAATCTGTGGGCTGAATATCGTAATAAATCTATTGATGAAAATTTAAAAGATTTAGGTATTAAGAGAGGCAGCTCTGAGCATAGAAAAATAGTTAAGAACTATCTACATATTAAAGATAGATTGAATGAGGCAGAGCAATCAACTAACGATGTAGCCAAAGAATTAGAAAAGATAATAGAACAAGGTAAAACTAATAAAGATGATGTATTTCTACAAAAAGCTAGAGAATCTTATGATGCATTTGTTGAAAGTAAAAGATAGTCTGATGAAGATTATCAATACAAAATGAACGCTACTCCAGAATATGCAGACGAAATAGAACAAGATTTTTTATCTACTTTACCTACTTTTGATGAATATTCAAATGCTGTATATGATATTACTTATCTAAAATTATAGAATCAAGCTATAACAGATTTGTATAAAGCTCTTACTAATAGAACTAAAACTTTACAACAGTTATCAGAGGATACTGGTTTAGATGTAGATCTCAGAAATATAAATAATATGAGAAACTACATTAAAAGAGAAAAAGAAAGAATAGAAAGAAACGTTCAACAAATAGTAAGTACATATGGTATACAAAATTTAGATTAGGCTCAAGATCCAGTAAATGCTGAATAGATAAAGAATTATGTAACAGCGTTTGTAATGAATAAAGCTGTAAGAGATAGATTGAGAGATCAAGCCACAGCTTATATTACTGGTAAACTTAAAGCAGAATCATATTAGGATATCAAAGGATATTTGTTCAAAGATTTATCTGAAGAGCAATAGGATAATATTATACAAGAATATACAGATAAAGCACTAAGAGAAGGTAAACCTCAACCTAGTAGAAAATCTATTATATCTAAGTATAATCAACAAGCTCAAATGAAGTATAATGATTTACTAGAATTGGCTGATCAGGAACGTGCGTCTAGAATTGTAGCCAATTCGTTATTTGCTGAACATCTAAGTAAATCAGTTAGATAGGAAAAAGTTGCTAGAAAAGAAAAAGAGGAAGCTGGTGAAGTACTACCAGAAGAGGGAGTAATAGAAAATCCAGCAGCTGCTATTGAAGATACTACTAAGAAACAAGAAAAAGTAGAAGTTAAACCAGAAACTCCAATACAAGAAGGAGTACAACAACAGCCTGTAGTACAAGAAACTAAAACAGAAACAGCAGAACCTGTAATACCAGAGTCTATGTCTACAGATGTAGATGAAATTCTTAGAGAAGAAGAGCAAGCTTTACTAAATCAAAAAGGTAGATAGTTAGAAATAGAACCTAGTAGCGAAGATGTTCTGGTGGAAGGTTCTATAGAAGAATAGATACAATAGCCAGAAAAAGAAGTACAGGATATTATAGCCAGAGAAGAAAAAGTTGATGTAACTGTAGACGATGTTAGTCACATAGAAGATAGCACACCTTCTCCACAAGAGCTAGAATAGGAAGATATACGTAACAGAACTTTATAGAATCCTGATGAAGTATCTGGTGTTAGTGAACAAACATCTGAAGAAGTACCAGAAATTGCTATAGCTACAGATGCTCAAGAAGCAAATGAAGAACAGAACACTAATACAAAAGATAAAAGTAATCCAGTACCACCAACTCCAACTCAAGTAGAAGACAGCAAGCCTGCTCAGGATGCTCCTACTATAACTATAGTTGATGGAGGTATATATGTAAATGATGGAACTACTTTTATATCTGATGAAGTATTAGCAGCAGAAGCTCAAATGTTAGAAGATACTTCTACCGAAGTATATGGAGAAACTGGATACGCTAATATGAAACCTGAAACTGTTACTAATAACTCTGATGCATTGAGTAATAGAAAGGTATAGAAAGTAAAACATGTTTCTAACACGTTTTTCTTCCAACCAGATGCTACATCTCCAATGAATATTACTGTGAATGGCAAACCTATTACTTTTACTAATAGTAAAGGAGAAGTAATACCTGTATTACCAGGAAAAGAATTATCTAAAAGACTTTTAAAGAACGGTTGGATAAATTCTGTAAATGCTTATTATATAGTAACTAACCATAGATACGGAGACACTTCTCCATATATGCAAGCTATTCATTTAGTATTAGAAGATACTGATGGAGTAATGATAGCTTCTCTAAGAACTCCAGATTATGTAGATAAAGAAACAGCATCTGGTAATTATAATTCTGAACAAGTTCAGTAGTTACAAAAGCAGAAAGAAAAGTTAATAGAAATTAGGCAACAGATAGTAAATGCTTACCTTGGTAGTAATAAAACTATACCTACTACTATTATAAAGTCTGTTAAACCAGCTAAATTAAGAATAAGTAATGGAGAATTTAATAACCAAAAATCTCCAGAAGGAGCTCCTGTAAGACGTAAACTTACAGAAGTTAATGACTTTGGATTAGAACAAAATAACGTAAGAAAGTTAGACCAACAAGTAAAGGAAATGCAAATTGGTTATGGTACTGGTTCTGTGGAAGACTTTGTTACTGAGCCTTTTGTAATTCGCAAATTAGGGTCCAATGACGAATTAGCGGGTAATGGTGTTGGTAGATCTGGAGCATTATATATATTCCCAAAAGCAGAACAAACACCTAATGGTTCTATAGCTCCTATTCAATTATCTATACATAAATTAGATTATGATATTTATGGAGATGAAGTTGAATTGGGAAAAGACGGTAAAGTAAATTCTTTAGCTGAATTAGCATATAAGTTATTGATCGGTAAAGTAAAACTTGGCGGAGCTGAGCAAGATGTACTTAATATAATTGTTAATAATGGACCAAAAACTCTAATAAGTGAAGAAATAGGACAAAAATATCCATTTTTAATGGATAAAATGCTCTATTACTAGTCTGAAGAAGGTAATACACATGTACAATTTGCTGTAAGAAATTCTAATGGTAAACACATAAAAGTAGAATTTGATCCTAGTAGAGCCTCAGAATCTCAGCATAAATTAGCTGTAAGAAAAATAGCTAAAGATCTTCATTGGAATACAGATAAGTATGCTTTATTAGAACCTATACCAAATAGTATTGTTAGATTAGCCGCTTCTTACTTCAAATAGTATCCAAATGCTAAACAATTTAAGATAGCAGGTTTAGAGCAATTAGCTTTTACTAGAGAAGACTTAGGAATAGGTACTGATGAAGGACCAGTATCTTTACTTACTTGGTTAATTAACACTGGTAAAATTGAAACAGATTTAGGTGATACTATATATAGAGCTCCTTTTATATATACAGATGGTGTAGCTGTACCACAAGTTACTGAAACAGAAATGGTTAATATGAATAAACCATAGCCTGTATAGAAATAGGTAAAAGAAACTAGTACTAAACAAGTAAAACAAGACAATAAGCCTGTTTCTACTAACGGTATAGAATATGTTTCTACTAATGAAAATTGGTCTGAAGAACAGATTAAAGATTGGATGAAAGCTAATTCTCCTCAATATAAATATAAAACTGGTAAATGGCAAGTAATTCGTAGAAATGGTAAATTGCAAGCTGCTCAGAGATTAGCTAAAAGAGGGTTAACTTCACAAGTAAAAGGTGAAGGTAAATTAAATGTAGATGAAGCTAGACAATGGCTACAAGATAAACTAGGCATTGACAAATCAGATGTTGTAACTTCAGAAGCAGTATTTAGAATGGCTAATGCTCCACAAGTATACGGTGCTTTAAAAGTATGTATGGATAGACTTAGTGGTGATACAGCAGCTAGAATATTCTTATCAGAACAATCTGGGCAAGGAGTAGAATTCCACGAAGGTTTCCATTATGTAAGTTAGTTATTAATAAACGATAAGCTTAGAGAACAAGTATATCAAGATTACGTAAAACAATATCCATATTTAAAGGATGCTTCTAAACAAGAAGTAGAAGAGGCTCTTGCTGAAGAATTCAGACAATATATGCTAAATGAAACTAAACCATCTATAGCATATAGAATTAAGAAATTATTTAATGCAATACTTAAAGTATTAGGTATTACTAGGAATGGAGATTTAGTAAGAACTTTATTTAATAAAATACGTAAAGGAGAGTTTTCAAAATATAAACCATCTAAGTCTGTACTAGAAGATTTTGAAAAAAGATTTGGCGGTACATTGTACTATTACGTTCCAGGAGTAGAGGATAAAGAATTAAAGAAAATAGCTTCTATAGCAGATGCTACTACTTTCTATGCTGTAGTAGATTCTTTGAATGCTACAGTAATGGATACATTTAATATTAGTAGTATAGAAGATTTACAGAGTCTACCTAAAAAGATTAATGATATATTCGATGATATTCTAACTACCAACTTAGAACTAGGAATGTATGATGAATCTCAAGAACAACTTATCAAAGATGTAATCAACAACAAAGAAGTATTCAAGAAGCAAATAGATGATTATTTAAGAAACTTTAGTATTATCAAAAAGAATACTGAAGAATCAGAAGAACAGGAAAGAGAAGAAAGAGAGCTCGGAGATAATCCAGATAATACTTGGGATAAAGAAAGTTATACCATAAGTAAAAAAGCTAACGTTGCTTTCAAAGCAAAATTATTCTTTTATTCTATACCTAAAACTAAATACGAATTTGATCCAAAAACGGGTAATAAATACTTAGTAGAAGAGGAAGATGACCTATTGATGACTACTAGATCTGAAGATTTCAATGTTGTGTGGAATAAAATATTAGAGAATCTGTGGAATGTTGAAAGTTACTTAGACTTAGTAGATAAGTGTTATAATCTTGGTAAAGTGGATCCGTTCTTTATGACTGTATACAATAAGTTAACTTCAAAAGATGATCCAATTGATGAAGTCACTTAGACTCAAATATTAAATACAGTTAAAAGTGCAAAAAATAGTTTAACTGCAATAATTGTAGAAAGAAAGTAGATACCTTTTGCACAGAGAGGATCTGATGAACAAATAGAATATGCTACACAAGAGTATTCTAATAAATTAAAATGGAGAATTCAGAATTCTGATGTATATAGAAAGATAAGCAGATTACCAAAGAAATGGTCACAATAGTTCTTCTTGTCAGATTTAATTGATGTTAATAAAGATGGTACTAGAACTATAAATCAAGATAAGTTTCATTCTGCTGTGTGGAAACATAAAATATTGATAGATAATATATTAAAAAAGAAAGACAAAACTTTAGAAGATTATATTAAAGCAAGATCTAGCTTCATTGATATGTGTAATAATTTATCTATCAATATGGATGATTTAGCATTAGATTATTTACTTTCTAATGGAACTGGTCAACCAAGTATGCAATCGTTTGAAAACTTCTGGAGATCAACTAATGCTAGTACTTCTTTAACTAAAAGCGTATTAAATAATATTAATATAGCTGCAATTAGAGGAACAAGTAGTATAAAATCTAGAAGTGGCGAAACAGCTAGAACATTTGATAGAATATTTACTAGTAGAAAACCAGACGCTTAGATAAATTTGATGGCTATAGCATGGGGTAGAACACATCCATCGCCAGAAGAATTTAGTGTTACTGGAGCGGATGGTAATTTAGTATATCCTATTACAGAAAATAATTATATGTCAGACCAAATACGATGGTTAAAATATAATTTAAATGGCAAAAGGGAATTACTAGAAAAAAATCCATATTCATCTAATTCTTTATTATTACAATCTATAAATAATAATAGTGATATTATTAAATTGCACACTTATCTTAATCTAGAAGAGAATTTATAGAATACTAATCGTGATTACTTTGGTATATCTCCTATAGAGGATTACTTATCTAAAATGACATTTGGATTTAATAATCACTTATTTTGTCCTACTATGTCTGATAAAAAGACATGGCACACTATAAGTGGTATTCAAATGGTCAAGGATTTCTTACCATCTACAGCTATCACTGATTACGAATACAATGAAAACGGAGATATAGCTAGAGTTATATTTTAGGATCAAAAGAGAAGATTCTCAGATAGAACTTTAAATATATTCAAGGGATATTTAAGAGATGAATATAATGCTATATAGAAGTATTTTGCTACTAAACAAAGTGTTATAGATAATCCCAATCTATCTGTTGGTAATTACTATGGTAGTAAAAAAGGTAAGTTCTCTGATGGTAATGGTGGAAGATTTAGATATTTTAATAAGATAACTATTAACGGTGATACTTATAATCTGAATGAAATTTTAGCTAAAGCTGAATATTCTAATGATTCACAGTCTATACAAGATATTCTGAGTGTTATTAAATAGGCATTAGATAACGATACAGTAATCAAAGAAGCTATCAATGATTTGTTAGTAGATTATGTAAATAATGAAATATCAAAAGCTATAGAACTAGGTGTGATAGGTGAAGACTTAAGTAATAAATATATACCTATAAACTTTGTAGAAGAATTTGAAAAAATAAGTTCTAAAACCGATAGCAGAGATAAGGGAACAGATGTGATATATTCTATTATAGCTTCACATGCTATTAATAGTGCAATTTCTACTATAGAAATAGAAAAATGTTTTACTGGAGATCCTGCATTATATAAATGGCAAAAAGAACTTATGATATATAAGCCTAATGATGATTCATTTGTGCCTGTTATATCAGATGAAAGAACGTTAGAAGCTTGGATAGATAAACATGACCCAGATGGAGATAAATCAAGCTATTCTGCTTATTATATGATAACTGGTCGAGATGTTGATAAGATCAAACGTCTATCTTCAGTATTGTCTACTGGAACAAACTTAAGAACCAAATGGGGTAATACTAAGGATTAGGAAGATAGAAGTGATTCTAAATTCCAAGTATTATAGTTATCAGACAATGAAATAGGATCTACAGTATATGATACATTATATAGTATGTTTAGAAAATCCTTAATAAAGGATATGTTCCAAAAAGAATTTGGTGTTACCGATTAGCAAGCATTAAATGCTGTTAAGGATGATCACGCTATAGAAAGTACATTAGGTAGATTACGTAAAAAGAATCCAGACGCTATTAAGTTTATTGAACAACAAGCTAAAAATAGTGCTAAACCATATGCAGATGGAGAAATTAATCAAGCAGATGCTGCTGTTTATATCAGACCAGAATTCTATAAGAGATTGATGAAGTCTTTGGGAGAATGGAGTCCTGAGATTGAAGAAGCTTATAACATTATGGAGTCTGACGATAGTTGGCTAAATGATACTGAAAAGTATCAAAAAGCTATTAAAGCTATAACACAACCTCTTAAAATGGTTTACTTTGGTGATCACTTTGATTAGACTCTTGGTATGAATGTAAACACATTTGATAAAATGGCTTTATTCCCACTATTTAAGACTTTTGCTAAAGCTGATAATAAATATTTATACGATCGTATGAATGATGCTAGTAAAGGTTATATAGACATGGTAGCGTTTGAATCAGCTATTAAAGTTGGTGGTAGAAAGAAGTTATCATTCTATAAAGATGGTAAAGTAAACTTATCTGAATTAACATCTAATAGTGATGTGGATGGTGTTTCTGGTAAAGGATTAGCAACATATACTTAGGATCTAACTCAAATTAGATTGTAGCTAAATACTGATCCACACGAACACCTTGAAAGATCATTTGGTACACAAGCTATTAAAATTGGTTTTGCTAACGTAGTAGATACTCGTACTTATGGAGAAAATAAAGGATTAGCTGTAAAAGGTTCTGAAATTAAGAAGAACATTATGGATGCTATTAACTCACTATCCAGAATAGGTTAGAATAAAATAAGAAAAGAGTTCTTTACTAACGGCAAAGTAGATAATCGCAAAATAGTAAATTATCTTTAGAGATAGGCTACAAATTCAGGTATGTCTGCTGAAATAATTGCCAATTTAACAGTTGATGAAAATGGAAATATTATAGTACCAATTGAAGCTCAAAGTATTAGAGATTGGATTCAAACTAAGATAACTTCTTTTGTCAATAAAGCAGTAGTAGATGTAAATACTCCTGGTGGTTCTGCTATTCAGATGTCTTCATTTGCATATGAAGCTGTTGGTAGAAGTGTAAAAACTGATGCAGAATTAGGTTCGGCTTTTAATCAAGGAAAGAAATTAAAATTCTTAGCCAAAGAAGGTCATATGCAAGTTATACTTAGTGAAAACTTCTTTAGAGATATATTACCAGAAGAACTTAAAAGTGCAAGTTTTTATAGTAAACGCAAATGGTTAATTGATAATGGTATAATAGGTAGTAGAATGGTAGACGGTGTAGAAGTAGAATCTAAACCTTATGGTATAGGATATCGTATTCCTACACAGGGTTTGTCTTCCATGTTCTCATTCCAAGTAGCTGATATTATGCCAACTACTATTGGTGATACAATTATAGTTCCTGAAGAATTTACAGCTATGACTGGTTCTGACTTCGATTAAATAATAGTTGAAGTAAAACTCCTTTAATTGCTGGAAACTCCTTAGAGCTTATGACTACCGCTATAGACAAGCGGTAATAATGTCAAAGATTGGATAACCAGCAGCCAAGCCGATACGTTATTATCTATATAACTAATCGGAAGGTTCAACGACTAACGCTCAACGAACGCTTCCTAAATGGATAGCAATTATGAAAACTAAAATAAATAAAAAATCTAGAAATTTGTTAATAGGTCTATTATTAGGCGACGGCACAATAAGTAATAATTACGTATTCAAACTTTCTCATTGTGAAGAACAATTAGATTACTTAGAATGGAAAGTAAAACAATTAAATGAAGCCGGATTAAGAAACAACGGTATTAAAGAATATGTAAGTACAAAGGGATTTAACACAGGGAAAAAAGTTTATTATTCACAATTGAATATAATTCCTTTTGTAAAAGTTCTTAGAAGAGTTTTCTATAAACCTTATAAAAAACTTGGAAATAGAAAGTTACTTAACAGATTAAGCGCTAAAGAAATTGCAATATGGTATATGGACGATGGACATATAAACTATAGAAAAACTAAAGGTATTGTACACGGATTCTATATTAAAATTGCAACTTGTATACCTAAAGAAGAATTACAAATAATAATAGATTATTTTAAAGAAGTTTGGAATATTCAATTTTATATGTTCCATGAAGGAAAAAGGGAAAATAGTTATTCTTTATGTTGTGGAACAAAAGAAGGAATAAAATTTATAAATATTATAAAACCTTATGTTAATCAAGTTCCTTCAATGAAACACAAAATTGAATATGATTTGAGCCAACGCACTAGAGGCGTTGAGTAGCTGAAAAGCGAAATGGGGAGCACCAATCAAGGTGAAGATATAGTCTAGTCCCTTTAAATACTGCGAAAGCAGGGGTGTAAACGGTTGATAAACTTTATCTAGCTACATATACATATAAAGATGGTAAAAGAGTAAGTTCTGACGAAAAATCGGAACAAGGTTACGTTAATAAGTTGCTAGATAATTACTCATTAGTACTAACTGACTTTACTAATATTGCTGAAACTAGAGCTTCTATTGATACGTTGACGAAGATTCTTCAAAAGCAAATTCTTCCAATCGTTCAACCAAAGAATACTATAGAAGTAAATCCTATGTATGAATTAGCTCCTTCTTTCTAGCTTTCTAGAAAGACAGAGTATACTGGTGGTAAAGCTGGTATTGCTCCATTTGCACTTAACTCTACTAATCATGCGTTAACTCAATTTACTCACCTATGTATCAATTATTCTAATGCTAATAGATATAACTTAGGTCAGTTAGATTAGGTATATGGAGAAGATGATCAACGTATTATGGACTGGTTATCAGCATTGATTAACGCCCACGTGGACGTTGCGAAAGACCCATATATTATGGCTTTGAACGTAAACTCTATTACTTATAATATGACCTCTTTGCTTATCAGAGGTGGTAAAGGTGAGAATACTTTCTACTTCTTAGCACAACCTGCATTGCGTAGGTTTACTAAAGAAATGTTAGAAAGTAAAGGTATAATAGGTGCAGAAAAAGGAATAACTGAAAGAGATAAACTTAAATCTATAGCTAAAGAATATATGACTTCTTTGAGAGAAGAGATTGTATCATTAGATGATAGTGATTCTAATAAAGCAAAGTATGCACAGTATTATAATAGTTTAGCTAGTGAATATTCACTTCCATCTATAGAAGGATATGATGCTGTTGAGGTCAATTATAATGATGTGTTTGATAAGAAAGTAGCATCTGAAGCGTTAAAAAAACCAAAAGAAGTCAATGGATTATATCAACAAGTCATATCTATTAGAGCTTATCAAGATTTGTCTTCAGATACAGAAGTTTTATCAAATTTAGTTCAATTATCATAGATTGATACTAAGAAATTTGGTAATACCTTACCGTTACAGTTAAATTTCAAACGTAGATTAAATAGATATATAGATAATTATCAAAGTAGGTTCTATATAAATGGAGCTGATAACATAGAAAAACCTATAAACTATTACTTATCTTCTACATTCCTTAAGTAGAAACTAGATGCTGGTATAAATACTCCTAGAATATTATTAAGCGGACAGGTCATAGAAGCTACAAAAGGATATAAGACAATATTTAATGCTGCATGTGACTTCTTTTTAGGTAATTCTTCAGATAAAAACACTGTAGCTGAATTATCAAAAATATTAACTACCTCACTAAGAACTAAAGCTGTAGTGAATGCAGTTGAGGACTTTAATATTAGCGATAAGAAATTCCTTAATATGTTAAGAGGACCTAAAAGTATAGCTAAAAGGTTAACTTAGATTAAAAATGATTTAAGAAAACGTAATGATTTACCAGCAATTGCGTTCAATGGTCATATTAAGAATGAGTTACTTAACTATCTACAAGAATATGCATCTGATGGTACTAACTAGAAATATGATAGAATAGTAACAGCAGATAACGCTTTAACTAATACTGCTACTTATGAAAACAGATTATTGTCAGCATATCAAGATCTACTAGACTGTGAAGATGAAGGTATAAGAAAGTTTGCTAATAGATTGGGTGTATATGCTTACTTAACTAGTTTCGATAATAGAAGTACTGATTCATTCTTCGATGTAATAACTACTGCTTGGAAGAAACAAAAAGGTTATTCAGATGCAATTAAAGCTGCTATAGAAATACTTAATAATGATAAATTAGTAGGTATGGATTATTTTGGTTTTAATTCTGAAAACATGCAGAATAATAACTTTACAGAGTTATTTACAGAAATAGCTAGAAATGCTTATAGAAATGATAAAATAGTTAAACCATATCAGTTAAGTAATTATGATAATAAGTATGGTACTCTAGTTCAAATAAAACCCGAATCTAAGCCAATACCAGCAGTATTTAGTAGTTGGAGAGCTAATCAACCGTTTATTAAGATTCAACTTAATCCTAATGACATCAATAGTTATATATTGTATCAGAAAGTAGCAACAGTATATCAAACTGATGAAAATGGTGATCCAGTAAAAAATACAAAACAATCTGTATATAAAATTATACCAGCTTTAGGTACTAAAGATGATAGAAAAGTTTACTATGAATATCAAAAGCAATCTGGGGAACAATCTGTGTTTGAAGAAAATGCTTTACCTAAAGAAGCTATTTGGAACAATGGACAAATAGAACAATTAGTCTAGAAATTTTTTGAACCTATGACAAATAAAAATCATACCACTTTAGTGTATGAATCTTCAGACGCTATAGTAATTAATACTGTAGAAAAACAAGAAACAGTTAGCTTTGAAGAGCCAGAAGTTACAACAGTAGGTTCAGATTTAGAAGCATCTAATGAAATACATAATACAGAAGATACTTAGTCTTCTACCACTTATGGAGAAACAACTGAACAAGTTTCTACAATAACAGTAGGACAAGACGATTCTGTTACGTTATCAGATATGCAAGTAGATATAGAAGATGGAACTTAGACTATAATAAGTGACGATGTGTTGAATTTTGTAGAAATAATTGACGATACATTTGGAGAAAGTCCATACTTTGATTCTATATTAAATGCTGGTATTACTCAGTATGAATAGGTACAAGATATAATTACAGATATGAATACTGGAACTGATACTGTTCAAGATATGAAATTTAATGATGAAGCTTATAACAACTGTAAAGGTAAATAATTATGATTATATGTCCAAATTTTAGTGATAAGAATGTCCTAAAAGAATTTAACGAATTAAAAGAATTGGTAGGCGAAATTGGCGCCTACCATATCTGGAACGAAAACAATGGTAATCCTATTGATTAGACAAAAGATGGTAAGCCATCTAAGCTATTTTCAGACTTACTGTAGTATTATAATGGAGATAGAGCTGCTGCTATAAAAGGAAAAGCTAAAACCTTTACAGAAACGTTTAGTACGTGGTTTGAAGGATCTACAGCTATAGATGAAAACGGTGAACCTATTATTACAGAATTTGATGGAGATAGAGTGTTTGTTTCTGATCCAGAATATGATTCTACTAAAGAATTAACAGAATTAGATACATCTAAAATTAAATCTGTTGATAATACTGGTTCTTTTTCCGCTTCTGATAGTAGAACAAAGGGATCAGAGCTAGATGAATCATTGTAGTATTACTTAACTAATAGTCTAGATGAAAGGTATCAACAAGATGTACAAGAATATATAGAAGCATACAGATAGTATTTTGATAAATATGATTATGCTACTAAAGAAAATCTTGAAAAAGAATTAGAAAGAGTAATACAAAAAATACACGATGGTCTTAAAGCTAGATTATATACTCTGAATAAAAAAGACACCAATGTTACAGATGAATTTAAAGCAGCTTTAACATTACAAATATCTGAATTAGAAAATAGGACAGTAGATAGAATTTAGAATATAACTAACTTTATATATAGTACTAAATATGATATATTATCTACCATAAGACAAATCAGAGATGTGGTAAATGGAGTGTAGGATAAAATGACACTAAAGTAGTTGTTAGATCTAAAACAAGATTTCTTTAATTTCTATTGTCCAATGTTAGATGAATGTGTTAATACTTTATCTGCTACAGAGGAATATAAATATATAGTTGGAGAAAATCTATATAGAAATTTATTAAAGGAAGCAAAAAGAATGCAGACTATCCTAAATGTAGGAGCTAACAATGTTAATAACATGATTACTAAGTAGTCTGCTGAAGAAATTAGAAGAATTGGTATATCTGTTAATAGTCCAACTATAGAAAATTATATATAGGAACATCAAGAAACAGTAGGTAAAGACATATTAGCTATTACTGCTTGGGTAGGAGCTGGAGATAAAATTAATGACGAAGCCATTAGAGCTTTATTTCATATAACTCAAAATGCAGAATTTGAAGTTAATAGAGCTACTTACGAAAAGTATAATAAACTAACAGAACTGTTAAAAAAAGCTGGTACTTTTAATCAAAAAAAATTAGTAGAGCTTGATGAAAATGGTTTACCTACTGGATATCTAGTCAGAAAAAGAAACTATGGTAGATTTAATAATGACTATAAACAATTCTTAAAGTAGCTCAGAAGTGATTTAGGCATGTTAGATGTAGATGATTTACGTTCTGTAAATCCAACTATACGTACAGAGTACAATAAAAGAAAAAACAAATGGTTATCAGAACATTGTGAAAGAAAATATACTCCTGAATACTATGAACTATTTAACAATCTATCACCTTTAGCTGCTGATGCTAGAGAATTAGTACAAATCAAAATACACAAACTACTAGATACTGTAAAAGACGCTAATGGATTCTATGACACAAGTAAGTTGTCAGAAGAAAATCAAAGTAAACTAAAGGATTTATATTTAGAAAAAAAATAGTTAGCTAGTATATACGGTATAGATGGAAAATTAAAGCAAGGTGAAGAATATGAAATAGCTGTAGAACTAGCTGCATTAAATGATAAGTTGTCTAAAGGTATGGTTTTAAAATCAAATAAAGCATTATTTGATAAAATTAAGGCTGAAAAAAAAGCGAGTTTATCTGAAGCTCAGTATCAAAGATGGTTATAGTATAATTCTAGAGATGAGTATACTTAGGAATTCTACGATGATCTTTCTAAAGTAGAAAGATCTGAAATAAATAACGAATCGGATAAAAAGCTATATGAATAGTTACAAGAAAGAAAGAGAGCCATACTTAAACAATTTAGAGATGATAAGACACACGAAATTGAAAAATTAATACCAGGAGTTGCTCAGGCTGAATTAGATAAAATAGATGTAGATTTATATAAGATAAGAAAAAGAAATGGTAAAAAGAAAACTACTGGATTAAAATTCAATGATATAGCTAAAGTAATACCTTCTAAATTATTTTATAAACTTAGAGCAGATGCTATTGCTAATGGAACTTTAGCAGAATTTGAAATGACACATTGTAATAGAGATAGTCAAGGTAATATATATCCTAAATCTTATCTTACAACAGTTGTTCCAGTGAAAGAAAAATATATACTTAAAGAACAACCATCTATTTACTTTTCAGAGGTAGATTAGAATTCTCCATTTGTTAATAAGAACTATAAACCAGAAGTTGAAGATCAAGGGGAGTACTATTTACCTAAATTAGAACTATATGATAATTCAGAAGCATTTAATAAAGTATCTTCAAATGAAGATTTACATGAATTATACAAAGAATGTGTGAATACTATTAAAGAATCAAATAGCAAACTTACTAATCTTACTAATTTAAGTTCATATAGATTGCCACAAATATCAGGTTCTATGTGGAGATATGTTAGAGCTAGAGGTTTTGAAGGTTTTAAAGAATATTGGAAAGATAAAGTATCTACTAGAAATGATGATACTGGTTTAAACGATGAAGCAGTAGATACTGGCACAGATAAATTATATTTTGTTCCACAGAATTATGTTAAAAGTCTGGATGATCCTTCTACTATTACAGCTAATACTGTTGGATCTATAGTAGAGTATTTTAAAATGGCTGAAAACTTTAGAATAAAAAGTGAACTCAAACCTAAAACCGAAGCTATCTTACAATTTATAGGCAATCGAGACGTTAAAAGTAAGTACAGAGGGAGAAGTAAAAAAGGATAGGAATCTAATATATATAAGTTTGCTAAAAGTTTCGTAGAGATGAATATATATGACATTAAGACTAAATCTGCTATATGGGATATCAAAGAAAGAGATTATTCTATACTAGGATTTAAAGGTCATATAAAACCTAGAAAAGTTAATTTTACTAAATTAATGCTAGGTTTAAAAGCATTAGGAACTACTGTAAATCTAGGTTTAAACATTATATGTGCTACTACGGGTTTTTTTACAGCAGTCTATAATGATATAATTAATTCGCTTTCTGGTAGGTATTATAGTTTTGAAGATAGTATTAATGGTGCTAAAGCTTTGATTGTAGACTTATTTAAAAATAATTTCAGTTTACTTAGTGATTATCACAATAGTACATAGATGAAACTAATGGAATATTTTCAAGTAGGTGCTGAAATAAAAACAGATAGACTTAATCTATCTACTTTTCAAAAACAAATAGCTAGAAACTGGGCTTTTGGAGTATACTCTTTAAGTGATTATGTCGTAAAGGGTCATATACTAAATTCTGTTATGTACAACTATAGATACGTAAATGGAGAGTTTCTTAGTAGCGAAGAATTTAAACGTAAATATAGTAACGACGAAGTAATGTTAAATCAATGGAACACATTTAGATCCTCTAGAGATTTAGTAGAGTATAAAAATGGAAATATCGTAACCAAAGACCCTGCTTATCAAAAAGCCTGGGATGCTAAAAAAGAAACCATTGGTAACACTGCTAGAAATTTAGCTCAATCTGCTGATGGTTAGCTTACTCCACTATAGAAAACTATGTTAAGTAGTAATATAATAGGAAGTTTAGTAATGATGCACAGATAGTTTATGCCTATTATACTTCAAGAAAGATGGGTATAGAATAGATAGTGGGATTATAGTTCTTAGAGATACAAAGAAGCTTTATTTAGAGTTCCTTTTAGTATTATTTCTGCAATACGAAGGGATACCAGGAATATTGGTTTATGGTAGAAGTACATGTAGAATTCTACATATGATCAGCGTAGAGCAATAAGACAATTATCTTTAGAACTATTAGGAGTAAATATATTACATTTCTTCTTAATGCCAATGGCAAAGGCTTGGGCAGATGACGATAAGGATAACATATTAAAACAATTATTAGCTTTTGCTTTAGTAAGGACAGATTTTGAAACTATGATGTCTTCTACCCCTTGGGCAATCCAAGACGCTATCTCAACTATCAAAACTCCATTCCCTATTTATAGTTATTATGATAACTTTTCTGGATTAATTTCTACTGTACCAGCATGGGTACATAATCTGATTAATAATGAAGATGAAAAAATAGATAGAGGCGCTTATAAAGATTTTTCTCCTACTTTTAAATTTGGAATGAAAATAACTCCGTTTAAAAATATATGGGAATTATAGGATATACCTTCTAAAAGAAGATATTACGAAACTCAAATTGCAAATAGAGATTCTGATTAATGAAAAAGGCTGGATTATTTCCAGCCTTTTGTTTTTAACAAGTACAAGTATAATCAGAGCAAAAGTCATTTGACTTAAGCAAATCATTAAATTGATCTAAGTAGTCTTTCCAAATAACAACTAAATCTTTTACATCTAAATAACTATCAGTAAATCTACCTTTTTTACAGAATTCTAATTCTTGTATTTTATCTTTACTAACTTTAAATGAAAAGACAATATAAGATTGTTTATTTATAGTATAAGGAAACCAGTTATAATATGTTTTATTACAACTGATTTCCTCTATTTTTTTAGATAGTTCATAATGACTACTAAACTTATAAACTAAATATAATTTTCCTTCAGAATTGTCTCCTTTTAAATTTGTATACATATTTACAAATGCTGGACAATCAAAGTAAGATATCTTCGCTTCTATAAAATCACTTAAAAATATTAAGCATTTATTATAGTTTTTCAACACCATCACCTTCGTAGTATTCTACTGAGTGATCCCATTGATCTGTACTGATATGATATGAAATTTTCTGTAAAGAATTGTTAATTAAATCAACTTTCTCACTGAGTATTTTATCATTTTTCATGTTAAACACTCTAATTTGATTTTCAGAATCTTTACCTATAGCAATAATATATGCTTCAAAATCATATTCTTCAGAATTAAGATTTAATATCTCTTGCATATACCATTGAATTGCTAATCCATAATAAGCAATTTGTCTGTAATAATCATATTCTTCTACAGAATGTGCAAAATCATAGACATTTACAGTTGTTTTTAAGTCAATTAGAATTATCTTCTTATTAACATGATCAAAACATACTCTATCTAGTAAAGATTTACATTTAATATTATTGATTCTATTAACTTGCCAGTTAATATGAAATTCATTATGAGTTTCAAAAGTAGATGGTAAATTAAAAAGCAATTCATTTGCTTTCTTGTGATTCTGAATATTTTCCTTAATCTTCTTAAGCATTTGTAAATCAGCAAAGCTAATTATCTTCTTATTATCATCTTTCTTACTCAAGTATTCTAAGTAATCTTGATAAATCATAATAAGACCTTCAGCTTCTTCAATACATTTCTCATCAGATTTCTTATTACTATAAGCTTTTTTATAAGCAGATAATTTAAGTTTATCTTGAGATTCTAATGGATTTACTTGCATAAGTCTATGATACTCATCTAATAAATCCTTTTGCTGTTTTACTTTAGGTATTGCAAAATCAAGAATAATATAATCTTTCCAGAATTCATCTGGTTGAAGTAAATATTCATGAATCATAGTTCCTTTTTCAAGAAAAGAAAAGTTCATTCCCTCTTCTTTTCCATCAAGCATATCACGAAAATACCTAGGACCTCTTTTAATAAACCATCCTATTGCAGAATTACTTACTCTGCTATTATCTTCGTAATAAGGAATACTAATATCCATCTTATTCTTTAACATACTCTATAATTACTTTTTCTTCTATAGCTTGTATTTCTATAGTATTATCAATAACATTATTGAACATTGCTTCAATTGCAATACGTTCATTATCTGTAACAATTCCTTCTACTTTCATACTTAATCCTCCATGTCGCTAATTACAGCTGACTCAGGAACTTCTGCTGAAGTATCCCAAACTAATTCATCTTCTTTATCTTGTTGTAGTTCAACTTCTTTAAATGTCTTAAGCCAATCTGCTACATTATTATTGTATGCTTGACTAATAAGTTTATCTAAGAATGCTTGTTCTATTTGTTTCTTTTCTTTTTCCGTCATAATATCTAATACTACAAATTCATAATTCTTTTTAAAACCATAACAACTATTCAATCTAGAACAATTGTATCTTCCAGAATTTACGTCACTAGATCCATCATGCCAATGCCCATATAAATGATATTTACTCTTTCCAAAGGAGAAAACATCTAGAGCTTCATTACAAAATGGATTATCATGTGTTAGTAGTATATCACACTGTGGTATATCTTCGTAAGTATCAAATCTACTAAATGCCCACCTGTCCTCTTGAAATTCAATTGGTTTAATCCAAGGTGTACCATAGAATTTAATATCTTCGTATGTGTATAATTCATCTATAAGTATTATTAACTTATCATCTGTTCTTACATAAATATCTTGTTTTAATTCATTAAGATATTTTCTATTATATGCATCTTCAATTATAAAATCATGATTACCTGGTACTAAGATAACCTTTTTACAAGGTTGTCTTTTGACCCAACTAGTAAATCTATTATAAAACCAATGCCTAGACTGTTCGATATTTCTTTGTACAGATAAAGGCATTATATCACCGCATATACATAGTACATCACACTCAGGTATATTCTCAATGAGATTACCATGTATATCACTTATACCGCATATTTTCATGTTTATATAAGTTAAAAGGCTAGAATATATCTAGCCTTATTTGTTCTCACGCTGCATTACAACATTCATAATCGTCATATCCATCATCACATTCATCATCATATTCCTCATCATATTCTACAGTATCACTAACTTTAGTTGGTATATTTTCAGTAGAGATATTCATAATGTTTATGATTTCTTGAAGGCTAATATCTTCATCTTCTAGCATTTTGACTTCACTCATGAAAGAAGTAATATTATCCATAGAAAGTAGTTTGATATTATCTTTACAGAATTTTACTACTTCTTCTTTATTCTTAATACCAAAATCATCAGCTAACATCGGTAAGAATGCAGCATTTTCATCAGGAGAATATCGACGTAAATAACGAATACGTGAACAGCGATCTTGCATATACTGACTAACTCGGCTTAAGTCATTGCAAGTCATAATTACTAGTTTCTGTGCAGTCTTTTCAACTCCATCTAAGAAATCTAGCATATACTCAGTTTTGAAGTTCTTTTCAACTTCATCAAACAAAACACACACTGGAGTAGTAAAGGACTTAAAAAACTTAATAAGTTTGCCTTCTGGATAATCAGGATTAACTACAATAATAGGTAAACCTGATTCTTTAGCTAATATTTTTGCCATTACAGTCTTACCTGTACCTTTAGTACCAGCTAGCATTACACCAGTAGTATTTGTATTTGCTTTATTAAAATAGTTTATAATACGTTTCTTGAATATATCATCTGCCTTAGTAGAATAAACTTTCTTAGGTAGATTTAATTCTCCATTTTCTTTAAATATAGGCGAATCTTCCCAACGATTCCAACTTAGATCATATACTTTACCCGGTATCAGATCGTAATCTGCTCCTTTAGGTTTCGCAACTATATTTTCTCCTATTTTAATAAATTCATTATTTGCCATAATCTGAAAATTTAAGATTTTAAAATGTTGATTAACTCATCAACTTGTTTTTTATTTTTTACTAAATAAAACTTAGTATCTGGTTCATTCAAGCTTAAATAGTACTTGAATAGTTTTTCTCTGTTTGCCCAGGCATCGTTAGGAAATCCTTTACATTCTATTACAAATCCATTTCCTACAAAGTCTGGTAAATAAGTAATAGCTCTAACTATAGAGTTATTATAAATAAACTTAGGAAGCAGAGTATATCTATGTTGTTCATATTCAGCTGATATACCTGCTTCTTTTAGTTTCTAATATGTATATGCTTCTAGCTTAGATCGAAACACTATTCCATCTATTTCTTGCTTAGTAGCATTACGTACTTTTTTATTAGACTTTTGTTTCAACATAATTAATGTAATGTTGTACGCTATCTTTTGTTAAATGTATATTTTCAATCCGTTCGTGTATTTTTCCGCTTTCATCTGTATAAGCAATATTTGTTGAAAAAGTATAATCCTTTTCATTTTTTACTGCTTTAAATAGTTCTTTTAATGAACTCAATACAAACTTACGTTTCTTATTCCATTCATTAAATTCACCGTGCAATAACTTGCTAATTGCTACAAACGGTATTAATAATAATTTTCCGATAATAAGAACTAAATCGAAAGGTAAAGACAGTACTTTACCTACAGCTTTTAACAGTTTCATTTAACCAATTTTTTATTTCTTCAAAGCTATTAGCTTTAACAGCATCAGATACATCTTTAGCTTTGAATTTTTTGTTAATAAATATTACTTCTAAGCCTGTTTCTCGGCTTAATTTGCGACTTCTTTTTACTCCAGCAGCATCTCTATCAAATAGTATTATAATACGCTTAAAACGCGTCTTAAGTTGCTCTAATACATCTTTAGGTAGAAATGTACTCTCTGAAGATGGAGAAACTGCTGGATAACCCATTTCATGCAAACACATAACATCTTTCATGGACTTTGTGATAAATAATATATCACCTTTCTGAGGCAACTGCTCATAGCCTTGGATATCATAGTCTGTAAGATTGTTTCTCCACTTAGTATATTTATCTGCTAATGGTCTATATATTTTAAAGTTATTATAGACCTTATATGCATACATTGGATTTTCTCGTTTATAAGTACCCTTTACTATTCCATTACATAAATAATATTTAATACTATTTACATTGAATTTCTTTAGAGTATTTATAGAAATATTGAACTGTTTCCAGTAATTGATATCTACATCAGTAAATTCCTGACGTACTACACCAATTACTGTTTCAGTTGGCGGTATATATTGCTTAGAGCTAACGAGTTTAGTGTTATTAGTAATGTTTAACTTATCTACTATATCAGATAGTATATCATTATATTCTGTTTTACCAGTAAATAATGATACAAATTTAATTACATTACCACATTCACCTGTTCCATGATCTTTAAAAAGTAGTTGTTTGGTACGTTTACTATAGTAAATACCAAAGGATGGATTTTTATCCTTCCTAAATGGACTATTGTATATCATACCTACTTTAAATTGACCTATATATTTTGCATATATATCATACTCTGTTACTTTAGAAAGTATCCAATCTATAGTAATATTATCTGGGAGTTTTGCTCGCTTTCTACTATACATATGCAATTTGTTTTAGTTTGCTACTAGTCGGGAATCGAACCACGCCTATCCAGAGATAGATTTTTTATTTACTTCTGCCACTCTGTTTATTAAAAAAATAAATCATTATGTCCATAAATTATCTAATATCCTTAAATTGATAGTTCCATGTAGAATTGTCAGTTCTCCTAGTAGTTGGAAACTATTCGACTTCATCAAATAGCTCCTTTATTCTTTTTATAGTCTCTTCTGCATCTTCTTCCGTCAAAGCTTCACCAGTTTGAATGTAAATGTCAGAAGTAGACTCTTTTTTTATTGGTCTAATTGAATGTCCATATCCCCAATTCATCATAAATTTAGCATTCCAGAATTTAAACATCCAATATCTAAAGAACCAAGGAGATATTGCTGTAAGAACTTGTCCTTTAATTAAAGGATCTTCAAATTTCTTAATTACAACTTCTACTCCAAGATATTTAACTTTTTGACCATTTAGAGTACCAGGATCTTCATTATCTGCATACGCAGATATTTGTACTCTATATCCCTGAGATTCTAGCATATCTATAATTCTCATTGCTGTATAAGCTCTAATCATTAATGCTTTCGCTGAACACCAGCAATTTTCACATATAGAAATATGAAGTTTAACGAACTTACCAGTACCTACACCATGTGTAGGTATTCTCTTTTTTAGGCTAGGTAGACCTTCTATATACCGATCAAAGTTCATATCATCTCCATCAGAATCATCATACTTATATTTATATTTACGACCACCTAAGTTTATATCTTTTTCTATCTTCTTTAGATTTTCTAGACCTTCAGTATAATTATACTTAGAGCTATGTATTTTCTCTAACGATAATCCTCTAAAACTAGGATCGTCATTATTTTCTATGTCTTCTATTTCATACGGATTACCACCTTCAATATTATCACATTCTCTATAAAATTCATCTAATGAATTTATATTAATATTTAAGTTTAATTCTTCCATTATGCCGCTGCTTTAAATGTTGCCCAATTAGAACCTTGCTTAATAGCTGTATCTATAGCTCTTTTAAGTCTATTGCTTTTTACCTGTTCAACATACTGTCCTACTATTTTCTTTTCAGTATCAGACCAATTAATAATAAGTAAATCTCTCCAATCAGACATACCTATTTTTTTCATCTTTTCTGCTGCTTGAATCATACGAGTAGAAGCAATACGACGTAATGAATTTGTTTTGATACAAGCACGTAATAAATGTATATAATCTCTTACTTCTTGATCAAACTGTGACTCATATTTTTTAGAGTAATCTACTTCAATTATAGCTCCAGTAAATCGGTCAATTGTTGAAGCATCTAATTGGTTATTAGCAACATACTGACGGTCTGCTCCATTACCGAAAGTATTTGATGTAGCAACGATAATGCACTCAGAATGTCGTAAGACAGTTCCTGTTGTAGTTTCTATTTCACCGTTTGCTAATGCTGCATTAATAACCTGTGCTACAGATGGATCGAGTGCTGTCATCTCATCTATAAGAATCAGTGACTTCTTAGCATAGAATTCAGCAAATTTAGTTGCTTCACGAGTAGGATATTTATATCCTGTAAATTCTGTTGCTGAAGTACCGATACCACAAGAGATACATAAGTAAGGAATATCTAATTCCTTAGCTATATTACGAGCAATAGTTGACTTACCACAACCAGCTGGACCAACCATCCAGATATTGTTCATACCAGCTTCAATTAACTTCTTAAGTTTATCTTCTGGTTCTAATGATTGGAAAGAAAATTGTATTTCTTTTAGACGCTTTTCTTCTTCTTGCTTTTTCTCTAGTTTATCAACTAATTCTTTAGTATCTTCTTCATTTCCAAAAGTTTCTTTAGCTTTCTTTTCTATTTGCTTTTTCTTTTTTTCACTTTTTATATCTGCTATTTTGATAGCTCTACTACATACATTCTGTTCATTACCAACACAATCACATAAAGTAAATTCTTTAGATTGTTGTCTTTTTCCTTTAGTTTTAGAACTTATTATTAAAAAAATTCCTTGTTTTTCACACTTTTTACCATTAATATTGATGAATTTAATACCACCATAGAATATATCTCCAGGTTTAAGATCTTTAGGATTTGTACTAGAATCAACTAATAGATCACAAGAAGAATTATCTTTAGTTGTATTTTCTTCTTGATCTTCAACCTGATTATCATGTTCTGTAGCTTCAGATACTTCTGTTTGTTGAGTATCTGTTTTAGTTTTAGATTCATCCTGTTTTCGTTCTTTAGCACTAGATTGTGCAGGTTTATCTTTTTCTATATCTGTAGTATATTCAATTTCTATCATGATGATTTATTTTTTAATGATTAAAAAAAGAATAAGGGTAGCTATTAACTACCCTTATTTATATAATTTATAATCTACCTATTATTAAAACGGCAGATCATTTGTTGGATCTGTAAGAGCTTGCGTATTAGTTTCAGATGAAGTTGCACTAAACGGATTATCGTTCTTTACTTCTTTATCTGCAACAACAGGCTTTGTAAATTGGTCAATATTTAGCATAGCAATAGAAGATGCTTTACCTTCTGCTAATTCCATAGGTTCGATGAAAGTATACTTAGCATAATTAGGTAAAGTAGTATAACCTTTATCATTATAAACTACTTTTACTCTTAATTTCTTACTTTTATCAACTTTGTTCAACATATCATTTATCCATTGAGCGAATTGTTCAAAACTCTCTCCGTTAAAATCAAGTTCTTCATCTTTATAATAACAAGTAAGTATCTGTAACATACGAGAATACTGCTTATCCATTTTTGTTTGAAGTTGTTCTTCTGTAGTTACAAATCCGCCAAGAGTAGGTTTCCATTCAGTATGAGTCAACGTTGCTCCGTCTTTCTCAAATACTATTTCTAAGAACTGATTTCCATTAGGAGATACTTCTGTTCTTACGCTTTTCAACACTACGTTTTCAATAATACCAGCGGGAATATACTTAATATCACTTTTGCTAATACTTGCTGCACGTTCTTTACTATATGTCATAATTTCAATATTTTTAAGTTTTTAAATCAGGCTGCACACTCGTCTAAATAAATCTTATCCCAGTGAACATTAATAACATTATTTTCATCGCTTTCTGCGATAACTATCTTTTTACCTCGTAAGTGAGGAGCTCTGGCTTCTCTTACTGAGTTATCTCCACCTTCAAAAGATATAATAGTTTCATTCTTTTTACGATAGACATAACCAACAGCATCTGCTTCACCACATACTATATCACCTAGTCTTCCAACTAAATCTATAGCCATTTCTATAAGCTCTTCACCATCTTTATTAATCATCTTATCTTTAGTATGACCTATAAGAATAAAATTATCACAAAGATTTTTAAACATGTTTATTACTTTTTTAACTGCTTCTCTTAAGTAGAGATATCCGCTACCATTTGGTAATGTACGAACATCATCTCCCTTATAAGATTTGCCCATTGGTGTCTGACAATACAGAACTTTAGCATATCCTAAACATATTTCTTCGAGTCTAGTAGCATTATCTATAGCAATATATTTATAAGGTTTCTTTCCTGTTGTAGCGATTTCTTCACTGATTGCTCTAGATATATTACCTAAATCTTCAATAGTACGAGCTTGAATAGAGAGAGCTTCTAGAAATTCTGAACCTCCCTCTAAGTCAATTATAAGACAATTATCAAGCTTAGATAATAATGTAGTTTTACCTGATTTTGGTTTACCAAATAGGATTAAAAATCTTGGATTATTAACCTTTGGTTTGTTTTTCTCTTTTGGTAGTATTAACATATTAAAATAGGTTAACACTTTACCTGTGAGATTCTGAAATTATCTGACAAAAACTGAAATTTTACACAATGTAAAGTTATTCGTTATTCATTGTTGAGAATATTGTTAACAGTAGTACTGTTACTAATATTAATAATAACATTTACTATATTATTTTTATCTGCTTTACGATAGTTATTCAAAAACAGACTAGGATTATCAATAGGAATGATTGTATAACCAATTTGAATAAACTTCTGGTAAATACGTACAGGTTGACCCATGTAAGTAAAATCGTAACCACGATCTTCTTCATAGTCTTCCATGATCTTAGCATATTCTGCTAATCGTTTCAATGCTAAATCAAATTCTGAAATAGCATCATATTGACGCAACTTAAATGCTCGATTTGCGAACGGACATGTAAGTGAATTATCATATGAACATGTCGGTCGATAATATTTTTTATTGAATGCAGAGAAATGTGCATTTCGGTTGCATCCAAAACATAGCAAGTCTTCAGGACCCGCATATGATATACTGTATTCCGGATCTTCCGGAGTGTGAATTCCATACCATTTAGCAAACGGTAAGCGGTTTTTAACTTCGTTTAATATACGATTTTTCAAAGAACCCTGAGGGTCAATATTTTGTTTCGGAAGTTTAATTGTAAAACCTTTCATAATCAGCCTTTTTTAATTTGTTTAAATACTACTTTTTGTTCTTCAGCACTTGCAGTATTTGTTTCAATTAGATTGCCATATTGAAGTTCGTTTTCAAATTCTAATATACAGGGTTCACCATCTCTTACTTTTAAGAAATGCATATAAACCTTATTTTTTACAGGTAGACGACGTACTCCATATATAGCTAGATTAAGTATCTCTGGTCTGTGAACAGCAATAACAAAATCACTAGCTTGAAATATTGCGTCAGATGCTGATAAATCACTTCTCATTGGGAAGTGAGTACTTGGATTATTAATTCTATCAGGACTTTCAATATTACGATTCATCTGTGAAAGCTGTATTATACTAGTGTTAGAAAGTTTTTTCTTCTGTATAAACATTTTCTGTAAATCGACTATTGTACTTCTTTCTCCACCTTCTCCATTTACTAGAAGAACGTGGTCTAATACTACTATTAGCCAACGACCGTTAGCTACAGTATTATGAAAGTAATCTATAGTATTACCTATTTCTTCTACATTACATACTTTATCAACAAAGTATATATTGTATTTCTTAATGGTTTCAGCTGCCGATTCAGCTTTTAATAAGTCTTCATCACTAAGTGTTTCTACTGAACTGTATAATTCAGATACAGTTTTCTTAGTTTTATTACTTATTACACGACCAACATTTCTGTAGTCTACCATTTCTAAACTAAAGTATAATACTACGATATCCTGATTAGGATTAAGATCAATTAAATCCATTACTAATGAATTTGCAACTGAGCTCTTACCGCTGCCTGATATACCAGCTATAGTAAATATCATATTTGGTTCAATTCCACCAGTAGCTTTATTGAACTTATCCCATCTAGTTTTTAAGGATACTATACTATGATTTTTTCTAGCTTTAATGTAGTTTATGGATTTATTTGCTACCTGAGATATTGACTCAAAAGGTAGTATTTTAACGGCATTTTGTTCCGTATTCTCCATAATTTACAGGTGTTTCAGATTCATAACTCATTTGCTCTTCAATAACCTCCCACTCATGTTGAGTGAGCCATTTCCACATCGTCTTCATATAACCTATTTTACCAGTTATCATTTTGTTTTCAATTTCATATTGAAGACATTGAAGAAGGTGTTCGTGCATTGCTCTAGATTTACCTACGATACGATTATATTCTTTACGACACTTATTTATATTAGATCGTAAAAAACCTTTAGTACCATCTGGTCTCACAACATACACTGGAAATACTTCATAGAACTCATCAAACCATGTCTTATCTTGTTTTACACTTGATAATAGTTTTTCTGTAGGACTATAAATTTTATTATCTCCTGAAGTAGTAAAGGAGATAAGGTCATTGTTGATTAACTCTTGTATATCGTTTTCACTTATTCGGCTGAGAAACTTGTGAACGTCTTGATTATTACTTTGATTATCATTCAATACAAGGGTTAAAAATACTAACTGATTAATTGATATTTCTCCAAAAATATCTAATAATGTTGTATCTAATTCTAGTATCATAATATAGTACTTTATGAACCAGTCTCTTGATACAATATGATAAAAATCTGTTAAAACAGACTTAGTTGTTTTGTTTTTAAGGTTGCTATTATTTTATTAGCTTCTGTTATATAATAATTATAATTTATTTTAGGATCATCTTTTAAATCATCAAAATTGTTTAGTAAAGTAACACCAGATGCTGTTAACATATTCTGATATTTCTTTATTCCATTTTCAATTTTCCATTTGTATAAAAAATATCCATTTGTTGATGCATAAAATCTATTTGTTCTTTGTTGTTTTATACCATTGTATTCAACTGTCCATTGTTTACCTGTTTTTTCAGATATTAAAAATTTAGTAATATCTTTAATAGTTGGAATAAAGTTTTGTGGTTTTATTCCTTCAAGAAAGAATTTTTCTACAGCTAATGGTATAATTGTAGGAGTTAACCCTTTTCCTAAAATAGTTTTAGTTAAAAATGTTCCTTTTTCTTTTATACCATCTTTTTGTTTACCAAAATAATCATTTACAGCTAATTGATAAAAACATTCAAATTCTTCAGTTTCAAATGTTAATTTACTTATTTTTTCAAAGTTTTTAATAATTTGCTGTAATTCATTATATTTAGCTTTTTTAATGCTGTATAAAACACCATCTGTATTTACTTGGTAAATAGTAGCTCCTAATTCTAAAAGTTTCTCACAGAGCATTAAAAGCAGTAATTGACCATTCATTCTAATTTGCAAAACTGCGAATGGAGAATATAACCAACTATATTTATTTTGATAGTTGCCCGTAACAGAGTTTAAAGTTAATTTCTTAGTATCTGCTTCTAATTTTCGTTTAGCTTTTTTAGCATCTATTCTTTCTGTATATACTTTGGTATATATATCTAAAAATACTTCTTTATTTAAATGAGGTGGAATAAAACCGTATTGAATAATTAGACTAGGATATAGTGAATTAGCATCAGAATCTAATAATAATTCGTCTTCTTTTGGAATTATTATTTCAGGTTGATTTATACTGTGTATGCCACCAACTCCAATAGAAATTTCTAAATTATTTAATAAAAATTTTTTATTCCAACCATTTCTACCTGGTGAAACAGTTAAACTTTTCATTTCAGTTAATAAATTCTTAAGTATTTGGTTTTTAAATTCAATATTAGGAAGTATTACGTCTTTCAATGGTATAAAATCCATTGGACTACGTAGTTCTTCTAATTGTTTTTTATCAATTCCTGTTTTAGATATATATTCTTTTTGAAGTATATCTACTCCAATACCTACTCCATCTTTTGAAAGACAGTTTATATGGTAATTATCTTCAATATTTATTCGTAATTGGATATCTTTTTCACATTGTTTGAGTAATTCATAAGTAGATAATACATCGTTTATATTATAATTGATCATATCATCTATTTCTTGTAATGCTAATGGAGATTGCCAATCACAGTTAAATTCTTGAACATTTTTATACATCATTGTTACTTGCATTTCTTTTAAAGAAACTCGTAATGCTTTACTATATAACATAGTAAGTAAATCTAATGTTAGAAAGTTTTTAGCATATTTCCAACGTTTCCAACTATCAATATTATCTTTATCTTGTGTAATGGTGTTTGATAGATTAAATATAGATTTACATATTTTACTATACGTATACTTAGAATTAGAGAAAAACTCAATGCAATAATTTATGATGGGATTATCATAATGAATATTATTATAACCTGCAAAATAAGCATTTTCTGTCAAAAATAGATTGCACATTTCTTCTATGTTATTTTTTCTTTCAGAACATTCATATTTTATTAATTCTTCTGTTTCAGTATTTAATAAAGTACAATGAAATACATTCTGAAAAACTTCAATATCATAGACATATACTGTTTTTCCTCTTATCTTCATAGCGTATAAATTTGTAGTGATTCTGCTCAGACTCGAACTGAGATTTAAATTTTAGAAGAATTTTGTTCTATCCCTTGAACTACAGAATCTAGAGGCAGGATTCTTTATAGACTATCCTGCTAAAAGTCTCTTCGCTCTACGCTGCTTGCTTTATCTCTGGCAAATGTTTAGCAAAGCATTTCTTTTCTAAAGTTACTCTATCTATAATAGTAATGCATTTATAGTTATCATGTTTAGATAACTTTTTATTTATTTTAGTAACTACTTCAGTAAGTTGTTTAACCGGAAGGTTAGTATAGCTTACTTTAAACTCTTCATTATCATACGTAGATATAACTACTTTATATGGTCTTTGTTTCATATAATGTAGTGTTTTAGACATCTTATGCTCTTGAAGTTGTTTAATTATTTTTTTAATATTCTCTTCATGAGTTGCTACGTAAGCTTGTTGTTTAGCAATAACTTCTGCTTTATTGCTACCATATAAATTCTGTACCAATTTATTATGGTAATCAGAATAAGGACGTTCTTCTAATAACTGTTTTTTATCCTTCTTATCAGATTGATGTGTAGGTTTCTTAGGAATACTAGCTATTCCATTTTTTGTTTTATGATACTCTTTACGTGCATTAGTAGCTTCAGGAGTCCATTTGTAAGTATATACTTCTCTACTTACTATCTTATCATGACGACGAGTAGTTACAAATTCCTTTGTCATAGGTTTAATATTTTCTGACAAAGGTATTCCTTTACTACACATTGCTTTATAATCTGAGGATTTAGTTAATCTATAACGTTTTTGTAAGTTTTGCTGATATTTAGCATTTTTCTTATTTCTAGTTTCTTGATTCATAATAATTTGATATTTAAAAATTAATAACTAAGGGAGCTAAGTAGATTAATGTTTTAAAGTTTCCCGTACGTACTCCTTCTACCGCTCCCAATTAATTCATAGAAAAAGTATAGTCAGTTTAGCTGTGCAAGCACTCTGCCATCCCTGACACATCTATGTCGTTCTGAATTATATTCAGATATACTTCTTTCTGTATTTTTTTAAGCTGCTAAACACATAGGAGCAGCAGAATCATCAAAATCCGTTTCTTCATTGAACTTAGTAAGTTTCTCTTTTAATTTCAGAATCTCTAAATCGAGTTCTTTTATTCGTGCTTTAACCCAATTAGAAGTTAAAACTTCAGTCTTATTTAGAGCTTTTTTACCTTTCTTAGATTTAAGAACAGGATTCAAAGTTCGTATACGACTAAGATGTACTTTCATTTCCTGCAATTCACATAGTTTAAATACATCTAATTGATTACAATCAACAGGTAAATCACTGAATTTCTTCAATCCCATATTAATACATAGTATCTTTAATTTAACTATTACTCGTTCATCCGTAAGACCTTTAATAGTTTCATAAAGTTCTTTTAAATCGTAAGTACGCTTATAGTTACGATTTACTACATTTTCAATAGAGATAATATTCCAATACTTAGTAATATCTGCTGATAGTTTATCACGCTTTTCAATAAAATTATTTGCTTTCATATATACTTGATTTTAATAATTTGACAATTAGTTAATTACATAGTATATTAGAAAGTCTACCTGTGTAGTTAATAGACTGATCAAAGTCTAATAACTTAAAATATCAGCTATCTTCACAGACCGCTGATATGAATAACAATAAAATTAAGAAATAAGACAGACAAGATCAAAGAGTTAGCGCCTCTGTCACATCTCGATACGGCATCCGATTCTTCTTCTCTCGGCTTTCCAACACTTAGTTACCTTAGTAACATTATCAGAGGCAGTTTAGTAAGAGTATATACGAACCCAACCAAATGTATATACTCTTACTGGTTTTATGTTGTTTTCAATTATTTTCTACTTAATACGAACCCAACCAAATGTATATATTCGATTATAAATCTCCTTCAACATGCAAATTAACGGGTATTCTTTCATACCCAAAGTCAATACAAGCATTAGCTATCCCAACCATTCTGCGACGCTTGCTATTACCCATATTTTTATCAAAGCCTGGGTCATCTTTTGTAATATCATAGGTCAATTTCAATGGACTGTTTTCATCAAGTAATGTACAATAATACAATAGTAACTCGATTACTTTCTCTTTTTCATCTTTCTTAAGTACTTTGTCAATCGCTTCTGTCAGAAACCCAACCAAACCTGACTTGTCACAATTGTTACTTTCTACACCTGTAATGATAAAAGCTATTCTTTGTACTAAACTAAAAAAGTCTATTACATAATAGGAATTAAACCACTTATTTACCCAACCATATTTGTGGCGTCCTATTAATATAGTTCCATCAGTTCCAACATTTATCTTTTTGCTTCCATCCATCAGCAAATTATTTTGAATACGTGGATCTGACATAATTAGCTTTAACATTTGCAAGTGATATGAATCTATTGGCTTCTTATTTGTTGCCATAGTTTATATACTTAAGAATTGATTACTCGTCAATGCTTTTATAGTAAGCTTCAGTGTCGTCCTTAGTAATTTTGTTGATTTGTTCCAAAGAAGCACCTTGGTTTGCTAACTCATCAATAAAATTGTTAAGATCAGTTAAATTGCTTTGATTTAACTGAGTGACAACTTCAGTTACCATCTTCACATTCCAGAAGAAACTCCGTTCTCCTGTTGCTTCAAATTTCAGAATAGCGTCCTGAACATCCTTCGGACCAGCTTTCAGAATAGTATCTACGTCAGCCCGTAAGTCAAATTGCAATTTTTCATCATTATTGAACATAATAACAATTTTGCCATTTGCCGTCCGCACGATATCTACATTGAATAAATCAACAGTTTCAATCATGTACTTTTTCATAGGATTTGCAAGTACTAGACCTGTCATATCGCCAGCTAGTTTCTTCTTGTAATTCAAATCTAAATTATCACTTACAGGAATAGCTAACCGCCGACCAACTAATGCCCGGCTGTAAGCAATTACTTTAGTACGTAATGATGCTACTTCTTGCTGAGTAAATCCTTCAGGATTCTTAAACACGCTTTCATAATTTTTATCCATAATTTTCTCCTTTCTTGATTCCGTAATTGATTTTACCTACGGAGTTAGTTAATACTATGTTTACTTAAAAAGTTGAGCTATAGAGTTCTTCATATAAGTAGTAGAGTGTATTATATCTCTCGTTTAAAATTAAACTTCAAATGCTACTTTTGTATTCAAACAATATGAACTCTATAACGTAATTCTGCTAAGATTTGATATTAATCTGAAAAACTATAAAATAAGTCTTCATATTACTAATATTACTACTAGAACGTGATGTTATTACTTCACTCGGCATTCCCCGTAGGACTTTACTCATTAGACAGATGAGTCAGCCGTTCTTCATAAGATTATTAATACTAAACTAAAGAAATATGTAATTCGACATCTGAAAATCGAATGTTATGCTAGTTAATACCTAAAGAGGTACAACGGGACTCCAACGGTAGGAGATTTATACCCATCAAATAACATTATAACTGAAATTATCTGAAAATCGAATGTTATGCTAGTTCCTGATTATTTTAAGAGCCTAACAGTCACTATAGCGTGCTCTTTTCCTGTTATAGTGAGGAGTACTGCATATGCTTTATAACTTACAAATGTTATAATTAGCTATCGGTAATGCTTCTACCGGTTTTATTACTGAGCTGTTTATGTTTCAAAACACCCACTCTATAGCCTTGTTAGTTTACTCTAACTGCTGCGTGTACTTACGACTTTGTTCTTATTCTGCACATAATTCTTAGGATTTCCACCTATCATCCTTTAATGTAAGGAATCAGCGTCACTTTACATACATTGTTGCGCAATATACTTTAGATGGTTCTAATGTCAGCGATTATATTGTACAGTCGAGGGTGGCTTGGATTTACTTTCGTCATCTTATCACTACTCGTCCTAAAACCTACCATTGAACTTCCTCATTAGTTAAGTTAAACATGTTAATTCTCTCGTAATAAAGACTTCCTAAATAGATTTACATTCTGTCACTTCCCGTTAAGACTACTATCTAGTGCAATACACAGATTTTTCTCCGATCTGCTTCGTGTCCGTCTTTTAATGTGTCCGCTTCTCTTCATCCCAGGAGTGGGGCGATGCTCACCTTCACATATACTCTTAAGGATAGAGTATCTCACCTTGTGCAAATTTGATAAAACTCCAGTTATGCTTCTGGATAAGAATAATTTAGTACTTCTAAGCTTTATGTCTTCTGCTTAGTATTGAAATAGTGTTATTGCGCACTTCATCCGCTAGTTATCTTTATATTCCTGTTGCAAAGCACTCTAGGTTTATACTCAGATAAGATAACAACTGAGTTTGTTATAATATTACTTGAACTCACATACTCCTCATTTCCTGAAGAGGTCCGTTGCAGGATTCCTTATTTATTAATATTGGATCATTGCTACTCAGCCAATAGGCACACAATCTACTACTCACTTTGTCACTCTATCTCTCTATACTGGAGTGTATAGTAATACAAGCTTAGGATTAGCTATGTACTGATTAACATAACATTGTGCATAGGCTTTACGCCTAATCCAGGTAATCTATCAATATTTTTTCAATAAGTAGTGCTATAATATTATAATTAAGTACCTTCATATATACTATCTCTAAACTTATTAAGTTACAATATAACTGTTTAGATAAGTATAGAACACTATACTGACATTTTTATACGATCTATGTCGTAAAGGGGAGTTTGGAGCTACCCTAGAGCGTTATATGCTCGATAATGTTCAGCACGTAGTCTTGGACACTACGATTTGTTGGGCATCATCGTGTTTATTACTCCTTCTTGATTCAAACTATGATAAGTCTGCGAGTAACTTAAGAGGATTTCGTTCCCCTTGTACTGTTTAATTTTGTAGACTGCTCTCTACTAATTGCGTCTTCTGTTTCTGTCTCCAGTCGGTTCTCACCAAAAACAAGAGGGTTGTACACGCTCTCCCTCTATCTTATTGCCTCTTCAGTTTATAGATAGTATATAAACACAATAAGTTATTATACTTTCAGTAATAGCCTATAGTTGTAGCTATACTCTATTCCTACTAATATTCTGTACTATCTTAATTTTAAGAAAGTAATCTAACCATTTACTTTCTAATCCTTTGATTTAGATATCTCTGGATATACACCATTATAGCTCTATAATCGCATTGGCTGTTCTAGTTGCGACTCAGATTCATCTTCTCTGATTGTTGTTGTTTCAGTCTTTGGAGAATATCCGTACAAGTGGTTTTATTCTCTTTAACTGATGGCAGTTCTCTTACCTTAATGTATTTAGGTACTTCCTTCTCTACAATAGAAGTTAGATAGATGATACTGTCTTTCTTTTTGATTTCAACATTGATATTTTGTTCTGGGTTGCTTTGTCCATTTAATTTTATAGCGTTATTGTTCAAATTAATATCAATATTAAAGTCTTTTGTCCGAGGTACATCTGTGAACTTCGGAATCACATACTCATGTGCGGTGGCGGTATTCGTATAGTTAGTTACGAATCCTATATATCCACCGAAAGCCAGCATTGCTAGCGTAAATAAAACTGTTGGTTTTTTACTCATTTTGATAATGCGTTAATTGTTACTTTTTAGTAGCATACGCAGATTTCTCAACATAGAAAGTAAGAGGATTTAAAGAAGTTGATGTATACAAGCCAGATACTTTCTGCATTACTTGTTTCAACATCTTGTCATTCATTTCTGCTCCATAAGCAATCCGTAGATTGTTTACAGTCTTTATTGCTGAAATGTGTTTACCTTTAAGATTCAGACCCTTGATTTCCGGATATACAAGTTTGTCTTCATCTTTACCTTCATTATTAGCGGAAGTAATAATACGATTGATCAGATCGTCATTAGTTCCACTAATTAATTGAGAATACCGTTTTGCTTCTTCTTCGTAATTATTGTTTTTTGCAGTTTCATCAGTAATCTTCTTAGCTAAGAATACTTTCACAACATTAGCAACTTGCGCATCGTTGTATGTTGTTAATTGATTCTTAAGCCAAGCATGAGATGCTAAAACTGACAAATTACCTGTTAGGTTACCCCAAATAGCATTTGCACAACCTTCAAGCAATGTAGCATTCCGTCCTGCTTCTTTCATCTTAAGCAATACAGTTGCTAATACTTGTGCTGGTTCTGCATCTTTGTCAAGTTTATAGGCTTCTCGTGCAAATTCAATCATATTTGCTACATTCTTACCTATACCTCCTGACTTCTGCTTGTGCCGCATGTTCATAATAGTACACATTGCTGCTACTTTCTGTTCATCGGTAACACATTCTTCAGGTTTTGGCATTTCCTGAGTTTGCGGAACTTTAGCATCTTGTTCTAAAGCTTTCTGCATTTCAGGATTTGTCTTTGCGACAGCATCTTTGAAGTTAATCTCAAGCTGTCCATCAGATGTTTTGCTAGGAAGCAAATTAACACCGAGGAACAAAGAAGCTGTTTCATTCAAATATGCAAACATTTCTTCATTCACAGTAAAACCTTGTTCTTTTGCATCATTCTTGAACTGGTCATTCCATTTCTGAATTAATACAAACATCATAAGGTCTGCCTGTTTTCCTGTTGCTTGATACATTGCCCGATCGTCTTTAATCTCTTCACGGCGTTTCAGAATTGCGTTCATCAAATCCACTGAATGATTTGCATCAATTCTGTCACTGTTCTGAGTTACGATATTAGGCGCAGGAGCTGCTGCTGTTTTAATAGTCGGAGTATTGTTGATGTCAATTTCTTCAGCTTCTACTTCTTCTATTTTTTCCTTCTTTGGCTTCTGCTGTTTAGGTTTCTTTTCAGTAGGTGTAGATTTAGGATCTTCCTTCTTTGGCTCCTCAACTGGCTTAGTTTCAGGAACTTCAGCAGGAATAGGATTCTTAATTCCTTCCTTAATCCGTTTGACGTCAATTCCGTCTCCCTCCTTTACATTAGATACTGGGAAGAGAACACTAGTAGTTTCACTAGTTTCATTGTTCTTCCACTCGGCTTTGATATTTTCAATGCCTTTACTGTCTTTCTCAATCTTAAGAGAAAGTAGACTCATATACGGTGATTTTGTGCACAACATATGAGTTTCATATGCTGATTTACCCATTGGAGTCTGATAAACACCGCCTTTCTTTTGTTCAGCTGGTTTTTCTTCAGGCTTCTTTTCTTCTGGTTTAGGATTTTCTACTTTTGTTTCTTCCACTTTAGCTTTAGATTCTACGGCTTCTTTAGCCTTCTTTAAAGCTTCTAAATTTCTTGCTGCTTTTGCACTTGGAGTCTTTCCGCCTTTATTCTTTTTACTCATATTGATTATGATTACGCTGCCTTTCTTCAGCTTTACTTAAATAAATTAATAACTTAACAATTAAATACACTTAAATTATAAATTAAGTATAGTCAACTGTCATCCTCTATCTCTGCATCATTAGGCATAGTAGGTATTTTATCTCTATCAGTTGTTACTAATGTCTCACCTCCGTCTTCCTGACCCATTTCGTAAGATTGGTTATCTACTGTCCCTACAAAAGCAGTAGAACCTTGAGATGTGGGATTAGGAGCCATAGTAACAACTAACTCTTGAGAAGGAGTATTAGAGGTATTTGCAACTACCTTTTTTACTCCAGTACCTACAACAAAGCCTAGTAAAAGTACGCATACTAAGAATACGTACAATCCAGCACTTTTACACATTCTAGAAATGATAAAAGATGCTATTGCTCCTAAAAGGAGTAAACAAAAACTAGTCATAATTGTTGAAAGTATTTGTTAATAATCTGTTTTCTGTTTAAGTTTTTGTCTTGCTTTGTTTAAATCACCTTTTACAGCTAATTCATTCATTGCAAGCTCTTTAGCTATTTCTTTATAAGATAAGCCATCTATACGAGCATTAATTAAATCTCTATATTTCTTTTTTAAAGTAGGTATAGCTTGTAAGACTATATCTAATTTTTCCTTTAAAATTAAATTTTCTTCAGGACTTTTCTCTAAATCAGATAGTTGAATAGGACTTTCATCTTCATCAACATAGTTATTTAATTGCTCTTTTTTATTTCTACGTATGTAATCAATTGATGCATTTACAGCAATTGTTTTTAACCACATTTCAAATGAAATATGATTTACATAAGTAGAAAGTTTCTCATAAGCTTTAGTGAATACTATAGATGTTAAATCATCAGCTACATCCGTATTTTTTACTACATTAAGTATAGTATACCAAATATTCGATTTATATCTATAATATAATTCACTAAATGCTTTTTGAGAACCTTTTTTAGCTTGCTCTATGAGATCAATAATTTCTTGCGTCATATAAAGCTAAATTAGGATTTAGTGAGTTATAGTTAACCCAATAACTATAACCCTTAAAATCAGAAGGGAAGTTTTATGATCTCTCTGCAATAATAATTATTTATTGCAAAACATCTCTTATAAAATACTTCAGAAATGTGTTCTCGCCATTCTTCTTTCTCTTCTTCATTGAGAGGATATGCCATTTTCAATGACATATTAATAGCAATCCTTACTCTTACTAATCTAGTCTGAAGACTTAATATTTTATCTTCTAATAGATTGTTAAGAATATCCATCCACAGTCTTCTATTTATCCACTTATTGATACTTAGACAAGTGTTACTAGTAACTATCTTAGATTTTAAATTAGGTGGTATATTTGCCCAATCATCCAATACACTATCTGCATATCCTAATACTTTAGTATCAAAATTTGCAGAAGATATAATCTTGTCTAAAGTAAACCTATAAGGTTCCTCTAATTCAGCATTGAGTGCTTCAATAAGTCTCTTAAAATCGCTCATTATGGTTCTCTATTTAGTGCTTTACAAATTACAGTGAATACATAGTTAGCTTGAGACATTTTTAGACTGTATTTCTTCTTTAAATGCAGTCTAGTTCTTACTTTAGCTTGTTCTACACCATATAATGGTAAAGTTGATTTATAGTAAGCAATACCTTCTTCAATGATTTTATCTTTTCTAGAATCTTCTCCTAAGCCTTCTAGAGTCTGTAAATCACCAATACCTACATTATCAACTACTTCAGTAATAGATGGTAATGCAAATGTATACTTTTCAGGATACATCATAATATCTACTACTTCAGGACTGTCTTTAGTAAGATCTTTAGCTTTACCATTCTGTTTAAAGTAATTAAGATCAATTGCACCTACTACTTCTAATAATGGTTCTACTCCGCTTAAAAGGAGTAATACATTAGTTTCTGGACCTTGTGCGATCCACATACCTGCTTTTAACATAATCCTTTTGTTTTAAGTATTTTGATAAATTCGTTTTTGAATCTTTTTACTACAACTGCTGCATCCATTGGACTAATGTTGAATTCAGAAGCTACTTTTTTTCTAAATTCCATTTCTCCACTGCATTGCTGCATTACTTCTTGTAGTCTTTCTCGCTCTCCTGGTTCAGTCCAGCGAACATATTGAACAATTTCCATGTTAATTCATTTGATGTTCAAGATCTTTAATTTTATTATAGATGCCTACCCAATATAACAAGCCTTCTTTACTCTTTTCAGCTTGAAACATTTCATAGATTTTGCATCTATTGTATCCAACAGTGATATTATGTACACCACGTCGCCAACCTCTACCTCCCTTCATTACTGATGGAGTTGATTCATATACATACTCAATGAACGCAGTAAGTTTACGTTCTCTTGTAAGAACAATTTCCCAAGTTTTAGGCAATTTATTCCTAATAAAACCTCTTAAGCCTTTTTTATTCATGTTTATATTTAAATATTTTTGAATTATTTCCAAATTCAAATTTAATTAGATAGATACTATTTTTAATAGTTGTTCTATCAAGTGCTATTTTAACTCTATTTATAAAATTATCAATATAATATACGTCGGTAATATACCATGCGGTTATTCCATAATAGTCTCTTCCATCATTACTACTAATCCACGCTTTTGCATAAAAATCCTTAATACAATCTGACGATTGATTTTTATATATTAGAAATAATACACGAAGTTTTTCCTGTATAGTATCTAATATTTCTGCTTGAGTATTGAATCCTTTTTCTTTACTCTTTTTATGCCGACCACGATTCATAAGTAGTTTCTTTAATTGAAGATCTAAGTCTTTCTATAGCTGTTAATAGTGTATCTATTCTTATTACTACTTCTGTATCTCTAACAAAATGTTTAATGTGTTTCAGATTAGTAATCATGCCTGCTAAAAGCATAAGAGATAAGTTCCTTCGACTTGCCTTTAATTGATTTAAAGTCTTTTTCATCTACAAAATGTTTTTAAGTATTGTTCATAATGTTTCTTTTCATTTATTGAAGCTAAAGCATCTAATTGATTATAATTCTTTTTAGTTAAAGTAAAATCATAATCTAATAACGCTTCTTTCAGATTGTAAAATACATTATAATCAAACAAATCTCTGTTACTTATTTTGATTTGTTCAACGAGAGCTGTTTCAAATATAGCTAGTAATCTCAGAATATATTTATTATTCTTTTTAACTGCTAGTCATAAACCTTTACTTCCTTTACTATAATCTAAAGGAATAATTGATACTTTGTTATAATCTATTTTCATACTCTAAAGTTTGTTTTATAATACTTTTTAATGATTCTTATAGCTTCATCAAATTCTTCTTTATTATCAAAAACATTACAAAAAGTGTAGTTGTTCTTGTCTAAGAATACAGGATGAAAATAAGCTACAAAGAATGTTTTAAACAATCTGCTTCTTTTAATAGGAATTAGATTATTTAAAGTAATATCACTAGTTATACTTACTATCCAAGCAATATTTAGCTCAGTATCTATTTTATAGATTACTCCATAATGTTCACACCCTCCTATTTTTGTTCTAATAATATCATATTTTTGTAAAGGTATTTGATCTATACCTTGACCTAATATTTCTGTAGGTAAAACTATACTTTGTTTAGGAACACATGAAGATTGTTCAATCAAACTAGTAACAGATAAAGATGAACTAAATGCATCTACTAAACTTATTACATCTAATATTTTATTATCATCTGTTTTTTTAATTTAGAAGATACCTTAGATCTTACAGCGTTTAGAAAGTTCTCTTTTTCTTCAACAGATTTTTCTTTTAATAAATTTAATATACTCATACTTTTTGTTTTTAATTTTGATAATTTGTAATACTAATAGGACTCGAACCTATAACTCAACCTTATCAGTGTTGTGATGTTACCCGTTACATCCATAGTATTTCTTAACCAGCTTTTTACGACATTAGCTTAGCCGTTGACTTATCATATCACGCTGCGATATGAGTATAGTCTGTTACAAAAGATTTGTCATTTCTGACGTTATTGACCTATTCATTACTGTTTCTGCCAATCAATACATACATACCCCCTTGTTATTATTCTATAGTGGAGGTAGAGTCGGCGAAGACTCGTCTTGCTCAGGCATATAATGACCTAACAGTCAATAGTAGCATAGAGAACGATCAAGCTCTCTATACTTAATAGGGTAATTCTAAAGTAATAGTACATACCGTTGATTATGAGCATAAAGCATTGAATCTAGTATATAACAACATAAAGCTTCTATTACTTTAGAATTTAAAGATCTTTGACAGAATACATATTATACCAAGTGCTCATCTAGCAAGCTAGAGACTCGATTGAAATATAGACATATAAGTACTATATGTATATGTATTTTGATATACTTACTGTTTTTCGTCTATGAGACTATCCTTTATTTTACTAGCATAAAAGCATTTAAATAAAGAATGATCTATTTATAGCACATGATCAGTAGGCATAATATCCTATTACTAGCATAAAAGCATTAAATAGAACTGTCAATTCAGTTCAATCTGTGCCGACCCCGTAATGCGCGCGGTGCGACTTATATAGTTTGCGGGATCTAGATTTTATTCTATTTAGCATAAAAGCATTTAGAATACGGATGTTGATTAAAGATAGATATTTTCGTATCTTGAACCAAAGACTTCTTCTTTCGCTTTTGCGATAGCTTCGTCTTTCTTGTCTGTAAGTTCTGAGTACTTTTTGTCCCAAGCTTTGTAATCACCAGTAGCTTCAAATTCAGCTTGAGCTTTCTTCAGTTCTTCAGAAAAGTCCTTCATAATGTTCTTATGTTTTGATGCAAAACGTCCGTTTCTTTCAGCTTTAGAAACAGCTTTATCACATTCTTTGATTCTACGTTTTACTTCCATAGAATCACGTTCCAACTGTTCTTGTTGTATCTGTTTCTTAGCTTCTGCAACTGCTGCGGCTTCAACTTTACCGTCTTTTTCTTCTTGAGCTTTCATTCCAGCTTCAAAGTTATAATTTCCATCAGTTGCTTTGTCACACAACATTGATGCACCTAACATAATTCCTACAAGATTCATAAAATTCTTCATAATTCTTTTGATTTTAATTGTTAATAATTGATTTATTTAAGTGAATGAATTAACCCCATAAAGTATCTTATAAATGTCTGCGATATATTTCATCTCTTTCTTCTCGAATATCTATCTGCATTTGAATAATGATACTTATTAGTTCTTCTTTTGTTTTCTTTTCTAGTTCTTCTTTTGTCCACATAATAATAAAGAAATAGAAAGTTATACTATCTATTCGTACGCCTTATTCGATAGCTAGCCCTTTTCCTTCTCCTGACCTTAAATAAGGTTGACCGTTGTATAGTCCGTAGGTATTAATCACCTTTAGGGGTCTGGCGTTATAACCTTCTTTGTTGATTGGATTCTATCATAACTACTTAATTAGTAATTCTTAATTAGACAATAGCTCTTTCCCTTTTATACGGTTGCATTTTAGAATGTTTAGCCTTTTTCTTAGACTGATATTCTGCTGCTTTTCCTGATTGTTTAGAACCTGGAAAATGAGATTCTTTATAGGTCTTTCCCATAGCTTATAACACTCTAATAGCTTGCATTAAAAGATCAAAGATATAAGCACATCCTTTTTTATTAAGATATGCAATTGTAACCTCTTTTTCATCCAACATCATTTCAATTTGGGTTCTGGTTAATTTACCATCTTCAATCAATTTCCAGAAATTAGCATTGATTGCAGCAATATTCATTAAACCAGCGGCAGTACATACTGTGATAACGTCTTTTAAGACAGCTTCGATTGCTTGTACATTTGAAGTAGTAGTAGCGAATTTACTTGTTTCAAGTATTTCCGTATGTACTTCTTGTAGACCAAGTTTCTTAGCCATAAGAGCTACAGCTGTTACAATACTCTCCTGATTAATTGATGCAGGAATTCCAATAATTACAAAGTTTAAAGATTTCATTTGATATGAATTTAAAGTTGTTTATAAATTTCTTGACTATAGTACTTACCACATCTTTCACAGTAAGTTCTTTTAGTAATAGGAATATTTAATTCATTGTTATTAGGCTCATTTTTCCATTTGTGCCCATGAATTAAACATTGTGAACGTAATGCAACTTCTTTCTGCCGTTTAGGATTATCTAATAATTCTAATTCAGCAAGTCGCTTGATGTTACTATGATAGGCTTTTAGCCTTCTGTAACTACTGATTTTCAGTTTGATTTTCTTAAAAATATTCATTCTTTCATATTTAATAGTTTTAATTATACAATATTTTGAGGACGTCTAGCTGCAACTAGATGGTTTTATCAATCTTAATTATATATTAACACACAATTTTTACTGTACGCTTACAGTAAATAAAGAAGGCATGTAATAGTTTATACAATATATTGCAGTATATTGCAGGCTTGACGATTCACATCGTTGTGTAACTTCTACACTAATACAGCTTAATTGAAATACTAATTAAAATGACTCTCACTTAGTTTTAACTCATAAGCAGATATAGCTGTCAAACTAATCTTATTGGAGTACATGATTTTAACGTCTGCACTAATACTAATCTCCTCCACCTACCTTCAGACGACAGTAACACTGCCATTTAAAATGATTAGATATAAGCCCCACATGTTTGTCACTGATTCTCACAGTAAAGAGGCAGCTGCATCTATTCTCACGAACCAATACAGCTTTGTCTGATTTAATTTTAAAACCCTATTTTCTTCTTTATAGAATCATCTTTTTTACAAAAAAATTAAAGCGGCTAAGTATTGTGAATCTGTTGCAAATAATCTAGTATCTGCTTCATCTTCATTATAATTCTCAAGCTTTTCTAATTCTTTGTTTACTCTAGTCTCAAATTGTTCTAGAGATTCATCTTCGTGTTTTAATACTAATTTTCTAATGTACTGCGGCATGAATTGAGTCACTATTAAGTTGTGGTAATGAGGACCTTGGCATACTATCTGGTATATATTCCTTTTGTATATCCATACTCCTCTTTATTAATTTATCATAAAAGTCTTTGTTACTAATATAAATAGAAACAATTTCATGATTTGATAAATCTGTACCTTTAGTTACAAGTATTTGAGTTAGTACTTGTTCTGGCATAACCAAGAACACACTATCTACATACTTGTCTAATCTCAAATTCTCACGCCATTGTAGCACTTCTTGTACTGTTGGTGCTACTACTTGTTCAATTGTGTCCGTTTCAGGGATTTGTTTTTCTTTAGGACTACGAGGTCTTGCACAACTGATAAAAATTGCTAATGCTACTATTGCTGCAATTAGCCAAAATACATACTTAAATTTCATTTTTGATAAATGCTGTTTAATTGTTTAACATGTTATAAATCTCTGTTACTGATTCTTCTGCTTCAAGAATTACACATTCTTCATCACCAAGCTTAGTGAAAATGACTGCTCCGTCTAAATAATCTTCTGATGGAATAATTAAAGAAATAATACTTTTTCTTACAGCAGCTGGTCTTCCTTCTGACTCGTTGTCATGTAATAATAAAAATTCACTCATTTTGATAATGTTTTAAGTTAATACTAAGTATATAAATGCTATTAATATTGCATCTATTACAATTAATACTCTTGTTACTGGATGTGTTTCATACCAGTTTTCAAACTTATTCCACCAAATATCTGCTAGATCAGCTTGGTTTGATTTCTTTGTATCCATCATCTTTATCTTTATATCCACTACCAAGTGTATATACAAAAGATAATACGCAGAATATAAATAGTGCGATTATCACTACTTTAGAGTAATACCAATAATTCCAATAATCGGTATATAACAATCCGTACACTTCTTCATCAAAGAAATATATTCCTTGATGTTCAATAATCATCACAGCTGCAAATAATGCAGTTATGAGTCCAAATAAAAAATACATTAATTTCTGCATAATAATTATTTATTGATTAAATACTATTTGTTGTTCTGTTAGTTTTTTCATTGATTGAATTTATTCTTCTGTGAATTTTAAATGTTACCTCAGTATCATTCTTAACTTCAATAGTAAAGTAAGGAGATGATCTACTATTTAGTCTTCGTTTGATATATTTAACTACATAATCTGTAGTTAATACTTCAAATTGAAGGAAACTACGCCATTTGCCAGTTTTACCTATGTGTAGTTTTGAGTTCTTACGATCAATATTAGTAACAGGATTAACGCTACTTTGATTACCAGCTGACTTAGTTACTACTAAATCACCTATTCTAAGATTCTGAAATTGTTCTAGTGTCATTTCATATTTTTTAGTTTATTTAATTAAACACATAAAGAGGACAGTTAATGCTGTCCCCTACTATTTACGTATAGTTACGTTGCCACTCTTTGTTCATCTAATGACAGATGCTCAGAACTATTTTTGATTTTAAAATAGTGAAAACTACTTCATACTGAGTTTAGATAGTGCTTACAATAATTGTACCACACACTACGATGATACTAATACTACATGTAGTTAAGGCTCTGCATTCTGTCAGGCTTGCCACTGTCTCTCGGCTGCATTACTATTGTAGTATAAATAACTCTAAGTTAGTTTGAATACATCTTGCTAAGAGTTCATACTTTCTGATAAAGTGTTTTCTTGTTTTCATATTATTTTAATTTTAAGTTAATAATCTGTTTAAAACACTACTATCTTCACAGACTGTAGTGTATGGTTAAGTAATAATAAAGTAAAGGATAGTATGGCTGTATCCTTTTAATTGCTAGTCTTTACAGCGCTGGTTTTCTGTTTAGTTACTATAAAGATAATCAAATCTAGATAGTATTGTTAATTCTATTTTGTTATTGCTGCAAAATCGTCTACATTTTTGATAAACGTAATTAATACAAATAATATAAATATTGATATGGCACAACATCCTAATAATATTATAATTTGTGTTATAATATTTATAAGCTTTATCATACTTTATCTAACAATAATAATATTATCCACAGAATAAATTGACCAAGTATAACAATTAATGCTATAGTTGTCGTTAAATTGTTCTTTTGTCTTTCATCCATATATGTTGTTTTTTTGATAAAAAATAAATTTAGAAAGTTGCTATAATGATGACTCAATTGGTTTGAAACGATAAACCATAGCCCTCACAGTCAGACTGCAAGAGCTATATATTAGGTTTACTCGTCATCGTCCTCGTCGTCAGTTTGTTGAGAATTTTCGGGAGTTTGTACAGGTTCACTGACATTCTCCTTGGATTCTGGTTTGTTTACACGTTTCTCAAACCAATAATTACCGCTAGATAAGTTTGCGTTGGCATTACGTACAATTACGTCAGTATAAGTACCTCCATTTAATTCGTCATCCCATTCATTGGTATCCTTATAATCAGTAATATTGCCGGTTTCCTCATCTACTATAACCTCGATCTTAGAATAACCAACTGCATTAAGTTGTGTCAATTCTTTTTGTTCACCGTTGGCATCTGCGTAGTAAATCTTACTTACATTGAATACTTCGCTAACTGGTAATGTTTTGTAAACCAAAGGTAAAGAAAATTCGCAATCTGATAACTTAACTACTTCACCCTTTTTCGTTGTGAATGATTTAGTTTCACTTTCCATACACTTAATAAACCTGTCAAGCATCTTCTTATATGCTTTCGCCGTTTCGTCTTCAGTAGGAAACAGACACTTAACAAGATTGATATTGCGTATTGCGGCTGCCTTAGGATTCAACACTTTAACACCTCCAATAGTTATGAAAGTGTCAGCATTTTTCTCACCCTGAGAATAACTAAAAGTACACACATAGAACTCATCTCCATTGGTACGTACTCTCTTTTCTGCTGAAATTAATTTACTTAACATGATTTTACCCTCCTTGATTAGTTTATACTTGTTGTTTAAGTGGAATAGCCCTACGATACAAGACCATAGGGGTGTTTCACTCCGATACAAGGTAGAGGGGTGTGATTTTTTGCTGCTTCACGCACGCAGATTTCTTCACCAAAAAAATTTTTTATATATTTTTATTTTAAATAATGTTAAAAAATAGCTATTAAACTTAAATAAATATTCATAATAAATGTTAATAATAATAACTATTATAACTAAATATACGTTACTGTATACAGTAGATACAGTTAAATACAGTATGAATACAGAAGATATATTAGAAGAACTAACTAAAGTAGATGATGTAAGTCCCATTACTTTAGAATTACTATTAACTTATTATTAACAATATGTACTCAAATGATGATATAAACTTTATTGCAAATGAAGTATATAAACTAAGTTCTTCTACTTAGTAGAATCTAATGAGATTGTATGGATTTATAATAACAGAAGCATGAATTACTATTTCATAAGACAAAGAGATTAGCAGTATTCTAATTGCCTTTACTTAAGTAAGATAAGTAAAAACTATAAATTAGACGATAATTATAGATCGTTTACTTTACCAGGACAAATAGAATACACATTCTCAGAAGAATTATACAAATAGTTTAAAAAAGAAATAAATACAGTTAAATGACAGAATTTACTGCACTATGTTTAGTAGGTATGTTAGGGTGTCTAGCTTATATCATACTAAATAAATTAACAAAGTAATGTGCCCTAAGTACACGGGATCGTAGTACATTCCACGCTTAAAGAAGTTACTGTAAAGTAGAAGCGCACCAGGGAATCCTAATCGTAAGTAGGCTCAGTTTAGCTACCTTTCTGGCGGTCGTTGAATAAAAAGGTAGCCCCCTAAAACGGTATTACTATGGAAAAGAACGAACAAAAAAAAGCAGATAGAATTGAGTATGTTTTCAGGAATAAAACTTATATAGCTACTCCTGAGCTTAGTAAAGGTTGTTGTGTAGGTTGTGCGTTTGTTAATAATATGAATTGCGCTAACTTTAAAGATAGAATGGATATATGTCATAAAGGATATATATTTAAGCGCAAATTTAATCATATAGATGAGTAACCTTACTTTACTTACTGCGTTAATAGATATTATAAAGTAAATATTATGGAAGATAAAGTACTAGAAACAGTGGTAAACGGATTGGAATATAGTTTTGAAAAAGATATATTGGTAAAACCTTTAGCTCCTATCATGGTTACTAAAGAATATACAGAGCAAATTCCTACTGGTGAAAAGGATGAAGAAGGTTTTAATAAGTATGAAGTAAAGACTCATACTAAAGAAGTTGAATCAGATTTTGCAAAAGGTATTGTTCTATCTATTCCAATCGGTACTGATAGTACCATTAAGGTTGGTGATACTATAGTATACCCTAAGAAATTTGCTAAAGACTTTGATCTATTTAAAGACTCACAATTAGTTAAGCCATACGACGTTGTAGCCAAAGTCGTTAAATAAGCTATCATTCATGAATTGAATGTTTTTATTTTAGAGTATTAAGTCGCTGCCCTGCCATCAAAGCAGGGCATTCTTTTTGCTATTACTTTACTAAACATTAATAAATGTTAAATATTATAAACACTTTTTGTGTTGATACGTTTTAAGGACATTATGGGAACAATAATAATAGTACTTGTAAGTATTATCGGTTTTGGCGCTCTTACTTATCGTCAAGGAAAGAAAGAAGGTTATGACCAAGGTAGAATTGATGGTTACGAAGAATGCAAACAAAACTTTAATAAGATACAAGAATTTAAACAAAAGATATTAAATAAAAAGTTAGACATATGGAAGGATACAAAGTAATTAAGGATTTTAGCTTCGCTGAAAAAGGTGATGTGTTTACTAAAGTTGAAGATTTAAACTTGTGGGAACTTCAGAAATCTGAAGTAGTATCAGATACAGAAACTTATACTTCAATGGCATTTGATTCTTCTACTATGGAAGAATTAGCCAATAAAGATTATGTAATTTGGTACAGTGAAGAAGCACAAGAAGGTGTGGATGAATGTGAATGCTGCTGCGATAAGTTAGAGAAAGTAAAAGAATATGTTAATACTTTGATTGATACATATACTAAAGATTATAACGAATTGATGAAGGATTATAATGAAGGCAATGTTCAACAGTGTGTTAAAGTAGAAGCAGAAACTGTGTACCATAATTTAAATAAAGTTCTCAATAGTATTAAAGATTTGTTAGATGAATAAATTAGTAAAGACTGTTAATAAAGGCAATCTTTACTATGAATACCTTAACGCTTTAAATGGTATACTACAACTTACAAATAGGGAATTGGAGTTACTTACTAAGTTCGTTGAATTAGATGTGAACTTTACTCCAATACCTGGTGTAAGTAAAAATGTAGCTAATACTGACAATCGTAGAATGATTAAAAGTACTATGGGTATTACTCCTGATAACTTAAGTAGATATATAAGTAAGTTCAAGAAAGAGGGTCTTTTAGTACAGGGAAAAGCAGAAGATGAATTAGTAGTTAATAAGATACTAATTCCAGAGATAATAAAAGATAGGGTGCAAATAACATTAATACTAAGAGTAAATGAATAATAAAATAAATAATAAACATTTCTATATGATCTTTGATAATGGGCATATAGTACATGTAGAGAATAGAAGTAATAGGTTAGTACGATATTTCAGACATCTTTTTAACTTACGTTCTAATTTAAAATTAACTTCTTTCGTTCCGAAGAAACCTTACTCTAATAAAGAAATCAAGAAATTATCTGATATACTATACAGAAATCGTGACTTGGATGAAGATGATATCATAGTAATAATAAATTCTATTAGACCTAATACCATCAGAGAATCTTTAACAGAGTTAGAAACTAGTGAATATTATATAAATGCAACAGCAAAAAAAGATATCAATTTACTCAAGTCTGGCAAACAAATATAATTTACCTTATCCTGTTATAGAAGTAATATGCAATAGTCCATTTAAGTTTGCTAAAGAAGTAATGTCAAATGATGAAGATACTAAAGATATTATGTTTGCTTACTTATTTAAACTTAAATTAAAAAAGAGATATAAAGAAACAAAATGAGACAGTTTATTGAAGAATGCTTAACACCTAATTATAAGATTCACTGGTTAGATTCTATTTACTTTGATCCTGTATTACTTAATAATATACAGATGTATATAGCAATTAGTGATAGTAGACTATTAAGAATATGATACTAAGAAGATTTGATAATATATATCCTAGAACATTTTGGATAGCTGTAATAGAAAAGGAAGAAGATATATACACAATACTGAAAAAATTCACGATATACAACTTATTGCCTGGTTTCGATAAAGTACGAAAAGAAGCTGAAGAAGAAATGTTAAAGACGTATGACGGAGACGCTATTGCAGAATGTAGACCAGTTATGTTAAATAGTAGTTCTGAGATGGGTATTATTTGCATAATATATAGACCTGATGAATTAGATGGTACGCATATAGCACACGAATCGGTTCACATAACTGATTATTACTTTGAAGTTACAGGTATGTATGGTGAAGATTTCTCAGGTGGTGGTAACGAAGGGTATGCATATTTAGTTGGCTGGGCTGCTGGATGTTTTATTAAAGTAATGAAAGAATATGGAAAGACAAAGTAAAGAAGATTCATTAGCTCTATGGGAATTTGAGAAAAACAACGTTAAACAATTTGGATCTAATATCAGTGAAGAGCTAAAAGAGTTAATGGAAGTTGCAGATAAGAAGATCAATAACTATTCCTTAACATACAATGAATTCATGGATGATATTCTAGAAGGTTTAGCTAAGTTGAAAGATACAGACAGCATTGAAACTAGACAGCTACAGATAAAAGGATTATACAATTGTTTAACTAATAAGTATATTGAAGATGGAGAATGATGGTAAGAAATATGATTGTGGTAAAGTAAGAATGGATCTGATTCCATTAGATGTAGTTGAGAATATTGGTAAGGTACTTACTTACGGAGCTCAGAAATACTCAGATAACAGTTGGCAAAACCTTCCAGATTTTTGGAAAAGATATAAAGCAGCATTACTAAGACATCTTACTGCTATAGACAAAGGAGAATTAATAGATCCTGAAAGTGGACTACCTCATATAGATCATGTACTTTGTAATACAGTATTCTTAGATTGGGGATTTCATCATGGCAAAGCAATTAGTATTAATACAAAAGATATTGAACAAGATAAATAATTATGGAACAATTGAAATTTAAAAAGTTAGATTACTCAGTAAAGAAAGAAGACGGTACAGAAGAGATTAAAAAGTCTGAAGGTAAGTTACCTACTAGAGCTACAGCAGGAGATGCTGGATTGGATCTGTATGCTACTCGTATTACTCAGGAAGTAGATAATAGTGGAAAGTTAGTACTTGTATATCATACTGATTTAGCAGTAGAGATTCCTGAAGGATATTGTGGTTTACTTATGATGAAGTCTTCAATTAGTAAAAGATCCATAAGCTTATGTAACGCTGTTGGATTAATTGACTCTAAATATAATAGCCTTTTCTAAATACAATCAATAAAACCTATTCTATTATAATACGTTTATAGTACATACAATCTTTAAAATTAATAAACATGATAACAAAAATATGTACTATATGTGGAAAAGAATTTCAAGTAATACCCTATAGAAACAATACTGCGAAATATTGTTCAAAAAAATGTGCAGATAAATCACATGAAGGTAGTTTGAATTGTACTTGCGAATTTTGTGGTAAAAAGTTTCATAGAAAACAATCACACATAAACAAAACAAAACATATCACGTGCAGTAAAGAATGTTGTTATAAATTGAGATCTCTACTTTATTCTGGAGAAAGTAATCATCAATACGGTTTAAAAGGAAACTTGAATGCTTCTTTTAAAGGTGAGAAGATACAGAAAAGAAACCATAACAGTGTAGATATAAGAGTTTATGTACCATCTCATCCACATGCAGATCGTAACGGCAGAGTTACAGAACACAGATTAATAGTAGAACAAAATTATAAATTATTTAATCAAAAATATTTTGAAAAAATAAACGGAATTACAGTATTAAAGAAAAGTTCACAAGTACATCATATAAATTTTGATCATAATGATAATAGAATAGAAAATTTAATGCCTGTAACTAAATCTGAACACACTGCCATACATAATTTATTTAGTATGGTAATCAGAGATAAAGAAACAGGCAAAATAACTGGAGTCATTAAACAGGGTGAATTGCTGGAAAAGCCTGAAGAGGTTAATCAGCAGCCAAGCTTAAGTGGTGACACTTTTGAAGGTTCAGAGACTAACAGCCGAGTCTTACGAGACAGTAATGCTGACACGAGTGCCCTGCCTCAATCAAATGAGTGAAGATATAGTCCGAACTGTTAATAACAAAAAGAAATAACAGAAATATAAGGATAAAGAGCCTTATAGATTAACAACACCTCGTTAATGGGTTACAGAGGTGAATTAATGGCTAAATTTAAAGTAACTACAGATGCTATTCCTACAGTATATACTATAGATGAACCATTTGCTCAATTGGTTATTGTACCTTGTTCTATATTAGAACCTACTTTAGTAGAAGAACTAAGTGAAACTGAAAGAGGAGAAAAAGGATTTGGAGAAGTTACAGCAGAACAAAATAATGAAATTAAAGAAGTAAAAGAATAATTATGGAAAATCTAGATATTACAATTATTCCTGTAAGTGCATCAGGGGTTGGAAGTTTTATAGAAGTGGTTATCGGTGATAGTAGATATAAGACCGATATTGTCCAAGGAGAATTCACAGAGGATGTAATGAAGGAGTTAATGGATAAATTAATCACTAATCAGATTCCTGCTGAACAACAAGAATCTGTAGAATTGAAATTCTATCAATTGTTAGATGCTATTGCAAATACTAAAGCTGAAGAGGAATATAGAGCAGCTCATCCAGAAGAGTTTATGCCAGAGAATTTTGAACCTAGTGTTGAAGAAGTAACTGATGAAACTATTTGATATAAACGGTGGTAAAGTAGTAATACATCCAGATGCTTTAGGTCTCCCATTCTTTAAAAAACTATGGGAGGCTGATAAGCCTGATAAACAACAAGCTACAAATGTAATAAGCTATATAGTATTAATGTGGTACTTTAAATCTCCATATGTACTTCAATTAGAACCAGATATTAGGGAGAAAAAGCTCAAATAGTTATACTTTAACGATGAAAATTATAAGCTTACTGTAGAGGAAAAAGCTTGTGAAGATGATTATAAGAAGCTAATATACACTAGAAATCTAAGAATGTTAGATAGTATGAGAAACAAAGTAGATACTATTAGTAAGTATTACGAAGATTCTCTAGAAGAGCAACTAGATGAAAAGAAGATTAAAGATCTATTAGCTGGTATGGAAAAAGTAAAAGCTACCTTTCAGACACTAGATTTCCTCGAAAAAGCAGTTAAAGCTGAAGAAGTTAGTACTACTAAAGTACGTGGAGATGCTCAGATTAATCCTTATGAATTAGCTTAATTTGTGCAAATTATACACAAGTTTATAACAATAAATTAATGAGTACGTTATATGAATATAAATAAAGAAACTATGAAGAAAGTACTTGATTTAACAAAATGCAATAGCACTGAAGAAATTTGTGATGTGCTTGAAAAAGAAATTGATAACAAACAAAAAGCTGATAAAGCAGTTAAAGAAGCTAGTGAATCTTTGATTGAAGAATATAAGAAAGAAGCAGTAACTGAGCCTAAGAAGAAAGGTGTTATTAAGCGTACTATTCATTGGCTAAAGAGTTTGTTTAAGAAATAATCTCGTTGAACTGATAGAGAGGTCTGACAGGGACAGACGTTAAATATTCCCTGGCACTCTCCTGTGATGTAAAGGTAACATACCAAGCTCTAACCTTGGAATTGTCCGTTCGAGTCGAGACCAGGAGGACTAATTAAAAATATATATAAAATGCACGATATCTGCAATAGTTATTTAGTACCTATAAATTTAAAAGATTATAATGAATGTGCGTGGAGGTTATGTGGTATATATAAAATTACTAATAAGATCAGTGGAAAATGTTATATAGGTCAAGCTGTAGATATTAGAAAAAGATTACAACAACACGTAGCTTCTTATATAAGAAAGTCGACATTAAAAATTTATAAAGCCATTAATAAATATGGTATAGATAATTTTCAAGTAGAGGTTTTGATTATATTAAATATATTTGGAAAAAATAAAAGTGAAATTAAAAAAGAATTAAACGCACAAGAATGTTTTTATATTCAATTATACGATTCATATAAAAATGGATATAATTCCACCCCTGGTGGAGATAGTGGACGGCTGGGTTTTAAACATACTACTGAAACTATTCTAAAGATTAAAGAAGCGCATAAAAATTATAAACCTAAAGTAGCATATAATGTAAGTAAGTGTGTATACTGTTATGATATAATAACTAAAACTATCATAGATAGTGAAAGTATATCTGATATGTCACATAAAACTTCTGTAGATTATAGAAGTATTAGTCAAATATGTAATAATATTCAATATAAAATTTCCGGTAGGTTTATATCTAAGCGTAGATATTTATTTTCTTTTTCTAAAGAAGAATTACTAGATAGAATAGATTGGTTTAATTCTCAAGAATATATTAATAAGAAAAAACATAGAAAACGTGGTAGACTTTAATAAAAAAATACATTTTTCAGATAAATTTAGAGAACCAGCTCTGTAGTTTTTAACTACAGGGCGTTATTGTTTATATCCAGCTGGTTCATCAGAATACTTTCAATACTGGGACGAATAGAAAGATCGTTGCATTAAAGGTTATACCGCAGAGGATGGAGATTACATCACTGGGTATAACTATTTTTATATCAACTTTTGTCCAATGCAACGTATAGTTAATACTGTTACTAAACTACCTAACGGAGAAACTAAAGTAAAAAGAGATAGTGTAGTAACATTTCCAGATTTCTATGACTATGACTATTTCTATTTCTAGGCAGTACAGGAAGCAGAAGATAAAGGAAAACACATATGTTTACTTAAATCACGCCGTAAAGGATATGAATAGCCATATAGTGAACCAGTTCTTACACCTACTGGTTTTGTAGAAATGGGATCTTTAAAAGTAGGAGATTTAGTAATGAATCCTTGCGGTGATCCTTGTAAAGTTATTGAAATAATAGAACAAGGTGAACAAGAGGTATGGGAAATAGAATTGTAGGATGGTAGAAAAGTAAGATGTGGCAAAAATCATTTATGGTCTACATTAAATTCTACAAGAGGAAAATTACATATTAAAACTACAGAAGAATACAGTAAACTAAAGTTGTAGCAAGGTAGTCCTGGAAAATATTGTTATCCATACAAATTACCATCAATTAATCCTTTGCATTTTAATCAAACTGCCCCGTTAGTAGATCCATACGTAATGGGCGTATTGTTAGGAGATGGATACATATGCGGAACGCAGATAAGATTTTCTACAGACGATTAGCAGATTGTAGATATTTTAACTGAGAAACTACCAAATTATAGTATTAAAAAAGTAGACGATAGATTTGCATATGTGATACTATCACATGATAAAACAAAACACCAATTAGGAAGATATCTAAAACAGTATGGTGTAAGAGTAAAAGCAGAAAATAAGTTTATACCAGATGATTATAAATATGCAGATGTAAACACCAGATTAGAATTATTACAAGGGCTTATGGATACCGACGGTTCATCTAGTTCTACAGGTAGCTGTAATTTCGTAAGTACATCCGAAAGATTAATAGATGATTTAATTTTTATATGTAGAAGTTTAGGTATAAGATGCAGAAAATCTAAAATGATTCCTGGTCGTACTGATGTAGATTTCGGAAATGGTTATAAGTCAGATACTTTACCTCATTGGGAAGTGTGTATTACTACAGAAGAACCTATATTTAAATTAGAAAGAAAATTATAGAATTTACGACACCGAGAATATAAATATAATTCTATAGGTATAAAAGCAGTTAGAAATCTTGGGTATAAAGAAAAGCAAAGATGTATTAGAGTAGATCATGATAATCAATTATATATAACTAGAGATTTCGTAGTAACACATAATAGCTATAAAGGTGGAGCTATGGCATGTCGTAATTATTATTTGATACCTAATAGCAAAACATATATATATGCTTCTAATAAGCAGTATCTTACTGAAGATGGTATTCTTACTAAAGCTTGGGACTATATGGACTTTATAGATAAAAATACAGCTTGGGGTAAGAAACGATCTGTTAACAGTACTATGCGTAAACGAGCTGGATTCTGGACTAAAGATGAATTTGGCAATGAAGTAGAAATGGGTTATAAGTCAGAGATTATTGGCGTTACTTTGAAAGATAATCCTGATGTAGTACGTGGTAAACGTGCCAAATTAATTCTATTTGAAGAAGGAGGTTCATTCTCAGAATTAGGTGCTGCGTGGCAAATTGCTAGACCATCTGTAGAACAAGATGGTGTAGCGTTTGGTACTATGATTGTATGGGGAACTGGTGGTGACGAAGGCTCTGCATTTGAAACTATGAAAGATATGTTCTATAATCCAGATGGATACAATTGTTTAGGATTTGAGAACATATGGGATAGTACACCTACAGATAAATTGTGTGGATTCTTTGTTCCATAGTATACTAATCTAGATACTAGAGATGATGATGGTAATAGAATATACATGGATGATGATGGTAACACTATTACTAAACCTTCTCTAGAATTTATATTAGATGAACGTAGAAAAGTAATAAGTACAGCTACTAATACTACTGCTATAGACCGTTATGTTGCAGAACGTCCTATTACTCCACAAGAGGCAATGTTGGAATTTAACGGTAATATATTTCCTAAGAAGGAACTGTAGGAGCAATTAGGACTTATTCGTACTAACACTTAGTTATAGAATCATAAGCAGGTGGGTGATTTAATATTCGATGAGTCTGGTAGTATCAAATGGATACCTAAGAAACATGGCGATGTTACTAAGTATCCACTTGGTAAAGACGATGATCCTACTGGCTCAATAGTTATATGGGAACATCCAGCTAAAGATGCAACAGCTGGATTATATATAATAGGTGTAGACCCTTATGATCATGATTAGTCTGGTACTAATTCATTAGGATCATCTATTGTATATAAGAGGTTTTAGAACTTTGAAGAGTATTATGATATTATAGTAGCTGAATATACTGGTAGACCTGCAACAGCTGAAGAGTACTATGAGAATCTACGTAAGTTAGCATTATACTATAATGCACGTATAATGTATGAAAATGAACGCAAAGGTTTATTCCCTTACTTTACTGCTAAGCATTGTGATTACTTATTAGCTGATCAACCTGATATTATTAATGATATAGTTAGTAATTCTAAAGTACAAAGAAGAAAAGGTTGTCATATGAATAAGTAGATAAAACAATGGGGTGAAGGTATGATCAAAGAATGGTTAAATGAAGAGTATGCTCCAGGTAAGAAAAACCTAACTAGGATACTATCAGAGCCGCTATTAGAAGAGCTAATAAGCTATAATGATACAGGTAACTTTGACCGAGTGATGGCGTTGATGTAGGTTATGATATATAGAGAACAACTGTATAATGTAGTTGTTAAAAAGAAAGAAAAAGAAAACAAATAGAAGATGCTCTTCGATGGACCAATTTTTGCGCAGAGTTGGTTCAATGATGATACTCCTAGAGTATTTTCTAATGATGATAATGTATATACATTTTAACTATGAAGAATACTAAAAGTTTCCCTGCACAGAAACTACCAATGTCAAAGAAGACACAAGCCTGGAAAGAAGCCTGCGTAGACTATGTAGTAGGCGCTGGAGATTCAGGATTTGGTGGTAATGGTAGATCTAGATCTGACGAGATGTAGACTTACTATGATTTATATAATAGCATATATAATGAAAAGGATCTTAAATATGTAACCAATCCGTTTAAACAAGATGATGGATTTCCTGCTATGGCATAGGATTATAATATCATCAAACCATATGTAGATCAGTTACTTGGTGAAGAAACTAAGAGACCTTTTAATTTTCATCCACAACGTACAAGTGATATAGCTGCTAGTGAACTACAGGAAAAAGCTAAAGAAATGCTAATGGATTATATTCAGGCTACTATAGCTAGTAAGTTAAGTCCAGAACAAGCAGCCAGATATGAACAAGCATTAGCTACAGGAGAAATCTAGACTCCGGAAGCTATAGCTAAGTATCTATAGAAAGATTATAAAGATATAGCAGAAACTGAAGCTTATCATGCATTACAATTTCTAAAGAGAAAATTAAATCTTACTCATGAGTTTTATAAAGGTTGGAAAGATGCCTTAATAGGCGGAGAAGAAATATACTATGTAGGTGTAATCAATGGAGATCCTTATGTAGAAAGAGTAAACCCTATGTACTTTGATTATGAGCATTCTTTAGACTTAGAATTCATAGATGATGCCGCATGGTGTCGTAGAAAGATGATTATGTCTGCTACTGAGATATACGATAGATTCTATGATAAAATGTCTGAAAGACAACTAAATGAATTATTAGAACTTATTGATCAAAGACCCGGAGCTGGTAATAATCCAGAAATAAGAAAGACTAGTATGGATTATGAATCTATTAAATTGCATAAGATCAATAGTTTTACAGATAATCCGTTTGATGTAGATCATATAACAGTATATCACTGCTGTTGGAAGTCTTTCAAAAAGATAGGATTTGTTACTTTACTAAATCCAGAAACTGGAGAAGTTGAAGAATTTCAAGTAGATGAAGATTACAAAGTAACAGGTACAGAACAATCTGTAGAATGGGATTGGATTATTGAAGTATGGGAAGGATATAGAATCGGTGATGATATGTATATAGGAATTCAGCCTATTGAATATCAACATATATCTGCTGATAATCCTAATTCGCAGAAATTGCCTTATACTGGAGTAGTATATAATAATACTAATAGTAAGCCTAGATCACTAGTAAGTATGATGAAACCATTACAGTATATGTATATTGTAGTATGGTATAGACTTGAATTAGCATTATCTAGAGATAAAGGTAAAGTAGCAGTAATGGATATTACTTAGATACCTAAATCTATGAATATTGATGTTAACAAGTGGATGCATTACTTAAGTGCACTAGGTGTAGCTTTTATTAATCCTTATGACGAAGGATGGGATATACCAGGACGTGAGGGAGGTAAACCGTCTCAATTCAACTAGTTATCTTCTTGGGACTTAACTATGAGTAATGTAATAGCTGAGTATATTCAATTAATGTAGAAGATTGAAGATATGGTAGCTAAGCTTACTGGTATTACTCCACAAAGACAAGGACAGATTGCTGCTAGTGAATTAGTAAGTAATGCTAATACTGCTGTTAATATGTCTTATCATATTACTGAACCTTGGTTCTGGAATCACAATTAGGTAAAGAGAAGAGTATTAACTATGTTGTTGAATACTTCTAAAGCAGCTTGGAAAGATAGTAAGAGATACTTGAATTATATATTGGATGATGCCACTAGAGCATTTGTACAATTATCTGATAATTTCTTCTATGAAGATATGGATATATTTGTAGATGATAGTACTAAGAATCAACAGTATATAGATCAATTAAAACAATTGCTACAACCTGCTATGCAGAATGGTGCTAGTCTATTAGATATTGCTGAAATCATTACTTTAGATAACATGAGTATGATTAAGAATAGACTTGAAGAGATTGAACAGAAAAGAATGGAACAAATGCAGCAACAGCAGCAAGCTGAACAACAAGCACAACAGCAAATAGCAGAACAACAGAATCAGCTTAAAGAAGAAGAGCTTATGCTTAAGGAAGCTGAAATGGATCTTGAAAAATATAAAGTAGATCAAGACAATGCTACTAAAATTACTGTAGCACAACTTAATGCTTATCGTGGTGCTGAAAATATGGATCAAGATATGAATGGAATTCCTGATCCAATTGAAATAGGAAAACAAGCATTAGAATAGTAGAAGATAAATTCTGATATTGCTACTAAACAATTAGAACTTAATAATAAGCGTAGAGAGATAGAGCAGAAGAGAGAAGCTGAAAATAAGAAGATACAACTTGAAAAAGATAGAATGAAGCATGAAACCGAGTTGCAACGTATGTCTGACAAAGCTGCTATGGATAGAGAGAAATTAAAAGCAAAAACTGCTATTCGCAATAGAGTAACAGGAGAGAAGTAATATGAAAGTAATACAAAACAAATTTATACCATTTAAGGGTTATAAATACATCAATATATTTGGTTTGATATTTACTAGAGATAAATCTAAAATAACAGATATTGAATATAATCACGAAAAGATTCATCTCAAATAGATGCAAGAAATGCTGTGGTTACCTTTCTATATTTGGTATGGCATTGAATATTTAATAGTATCTCTAGCTAGATTGTCAGATAAACAAGGAGATAGATATCATGATGTATCTTTTGAAGAAGAAGCTTATAACAACGATACTAATCTTGACTATTGTAAACAAAGAAAACATTTTGCTTGGTTGAAATATATTAAGATTAAAAGTAATAAGGAGGAATAATTATGGCTTGTAAAGGTGGAAAAAAGAGCTCTAAAAAGGGTTCAAAGAAAAGTAAGTAATTATGGAAAGAGAAGCATTTAGATAGAGAATGCAACAGTATAAGTAGGCTAGGGAGAACAATCCCTAGCTGAAGTACTGGGATTGGAAGAAGTATGCAGATGGTGGTATTGTAGATGAAGATCCACCATAGAGTACTAGTGAAAGACCTATTACTAACTTTGACCCTAAAGAAGATCCATATAATCCTACATATGGATATAACCCAGGTGCAGGCTACGTTTCAAATTCAGATCCATTAGGTAGTCTATATGTAGAAGGAGCTTTACTTAATCCAGTATTTAAACTAGCAGGTAATGCAGTATCTAATATAGCTAGAGGATTAACTAAATACTCTTCTAAATATGTACCAGAAGTAAAAAGAACTGTATAGGATAAGATAAACAGTTTATTCCGTAGAGAAGCTGAAGATAAAGCTCGTACATTTAAATTATATGACGATGCTATAGAATCTAGAAATAGAATAATTGAAGATCTATATTCTAATCCAGCTTATATGGAAAGAGCTAGATAGATTTAGAATACATACGGTGATAATTATGCTCAAGTATACGAAGACATAATTAATTAGTATAACACTAATTATTGGAATTTACCTAATCCTGTCATAAAACAATTAGATGCTAAGGCTAAAATGCAGGCTAAGGATGCAGCTGTAAATAGGTATATCACTAGAAGACAACCAGCAGGATACGATGATTTTGAATATTAGATAAATAGAAATCTTACAGAGATAGATTATCCTACTACTAGACATGAATTAGGACACTATGTAGATTTCAATTTAGCTAAAAGTTCAAATCCTGATTATAGCAACTCTATGTTTGCATAGTTAAAAAGAGATTTATCAAAATAGAAGAATCCATTATTTCCAGATAAAACTGATTATTATAGCAAAGGTACAGAATAGAAGTCTTATATGAATACTCTTAGAGAGTATATGTTTAAGACTGGTATGATTAATAATATAGGAGATAAGGTAACTTCTAGATAGATTAAGAAAGCTATAAGATCCTTGCCTAAAGATATGAGATCTATTGAAGCTGCTTATCTTCAATTTGCTACACCAGGATAGTACACAAAGTGGTTTAACAAGATACCTTTACTTGGTACTTATCCAATAGTAAATAAACAATTTTAGAATTATGAAGAAGATAAAGATAAAGCCAGAGAATAGAGGTAAGTTCAACGCAACTAAAAAGAAAACAGGAAAGACAACCGAAGAACTAACTCACAGTAAGAATCCTGTAACAAGAAAGAGAGCAATATTCGCTTAGAATGCTGCTAAATGGAATAAAGGTAAAAAGAAGAAAAAATAAATCTAATTAAATATTTTAATTATGGATAAAAAAATGACATTAGGTGGATTTGAAGCTGTACTAGATAGCTTTATCCCTAATCCAGATGGTGGTTTTAGAAATTCAAATATTGATGAAAACGTTAATGTCAATGCTGATGAATTTGAATCGCTAGACGATGAAGAATTGGAAGATATTAAAAAGAACAATATCGAAGTAAAGAATAATAAAGAAAAACCAGTAGAAGAACAAGATACTGAGGAAGAAGAAATTGAAGAAGAAGATATTGAAGATAAACCAAAACGTAAGCCTGGTAGACCTCGTAAAGAAGAAACTATTGAGGAAGAAACAGAAGAGGAAGAAGAGGTTGAAGATAATAATGAAGAAAATGTTGTTACTAACTTCTTTGACGCTATGGCTGAAAAACTCAATTGGGAATTTGAAGAAGGAGAGGAAAAACCCAAGAGTGTAGATGAGTTAATTAATTACTTCCAAAATGTCATTGAAGAAAATAGTAAGCCTGAATACTCTAGTGAAGAAGTTGAAGCACTAGATAATTTCGTAAAGCAAGGTGGAGATTTAAAGAAGTATTTGACTATTGATGCTGAGTTAGATTTAGATGATATTGATATTGAAGATGAAGCTAATCAGAAATTAGTAGTAAAACAATTACTTAAAGAAAAAGGGTTCTCTACTAAGAAGATTGATAAGTTGGTAAGTAGATACGAAGAAGCTGGATTACTTGAAGATGAAGCACAAGACGCTTTAGAAGATCTTAAAGAGATTAAAGAGGAAAGGAAGAAACAGCTATTAGAGGATCAGAAAAAGGCTTATCGTGAATAGTTACAGAGACAACAGCAATTCTATGATAACGTTGTTAGCGAAATAAAAGGCTTAAAGAATATACGTGGTATTACAGTCCCTGAAAAAGATAAAAAGGTTTTAATGGATTATATACTTAAGCCAGATACAGACGGTAAAACAAAGTACCAAAAGGACTATGCTAAGGGTGGTGTTAAGAATCTGATAGAATCAGCATACTTTACAATGAATGCTGACAAACTTATTGAGGCTGCTAAACGTGAAGGAAATAATTCAGCTATTGATAAGTTTAGACGAAGTTTAAAATCTAGTAGTATTACTACTAAATCTAGAAAACAAGCTACGGGTTCTGATGATGATCCAATTTGGTTCTCAGCTGCACGACAACTGCGTATATCATAATAATTAATTATATAAATAAAAAAATTAAATTACTAGTATTTTATGGATAATAATATTCTTAATAACCTCCAATTATACAAAGGTAAATGGTTTTCTGATTTGATCGACACTAATAAGATTAGTCTCGCTTCTCAGCAAAGACCTTATGAGGTATCTACTATCCTGTCATACGTATTTGGTACTAAAGATAATGGTTACAGTACTTCTCTTGATATGTTGACAGGTGGTCTTGGAAATGTAATGACTATTGATCAGCCTTCATTTGAATGGGGTGTTATGATTGACCAAGATAGAGCTGTTACAATTCGTGACGCTAAATGGAATGGCGCTGCAATTAGTGAAAATTCTACTCCGGGTTTGGGCAATACTCCTATTACTTTGTGGTTGGAAGATGCGTGGTTAACCTTGATTTGAGCTACGCCTCGCAGTAATGCGATGAAAAATTAATTCCGTGAATTGCTGGAAACTCCTAAAGATAAATAAACCGTAGAGTTAAATTTAAATATATAGAGTTATGAAAAATAATGAAAATGGACAATCAGCAGCTAAACAAATAATTCTGAAAGATGTTAAAGGTTTTGAAGGATTGTATAAAATATCTAACGATGGAAAAGTTTGGTCAGAATACAAGAAAGATTTTTTAAAACCTAGACTTTCAATGGATGGATACGAAAGGGTTGCTTTAAGTAGTAATGGTAAAAGATATGAATATAGAGTATCAAGGTTAGTAGCAGAAGCTTTCGTAGAAAATCCAAACAATTTACCCCAAGTTAATCATAAAGATTACAATACTAAGAATAATTGGTATGAAAATCTAGAGTGGTGTGATAATTATACTAATTCTCATTATTCTTATGATGCAGGTAGATTCATGACAAAGCGGCAATATAAAGTTTATACTTTTACTAATGTTTTTAACGGTGAAGCCTTTTCCATTATAGGTATAACAAATGTTGCTAAAAAATTTGCATCTTCAAAAAAGAATTTTAAAGCCGCTATCAAAAAGTATGCCAACACAGGAATGTATGTGAAACAAGGTATATTTAAAGGCTTAAGAATTGATTCAGAATATTTGGAAGTTCAACGACTAGAGAACAATCTCGTAGGCTCAAGTGAGCCGAAGTGCGGAACCCCTATTAAGGGTGAAGATATAGTCTAATCTTATGCGAAAGTATAAGCAGCTACCTAGAGTAGCGAATATTGATTAACGCTCAATATTGAATATAATTGTCGGTCCTGGTGCTACTATCGAATTTGATGATAAGAGTCAAGCACGTATTCAGGATGCTCCGTATCAAGATGGCAACCTGTATGTTTATACAGTATTTGTATCTAATGGTAGTCCCGCTTCTTATATTGACCCGGCTGTTTTAGCTTCTGGTTGCCAAGTAAACCGTTTGGCTTCTGCTTATGAAGAATACAGTGAAGAAGCTGATATCCTGAATTACAATACTCACTTCAAGATGCGTAACTATTTGACTACAGTACGTCTGTCTTATGATATCACAGGTTCTGCTTACTCTACAGTTATGGCAGTAGCTTTGAGAGATCCTAAGACTGGTAAAACTTCTTATTTGTGGTCTACATTCCAGGAATGGGTTGCAATGCGTGAGTGGTACAAACGTCTTGAAAGAGCTTTGGTATACAATCAGAACAACGTAAACAAAGATGGTTCTTGTAATCTGAAAGGTAAGAACGGTCGTCCTGCATTTATTGGTGCTGGTTTGCTGGAACAGATTGCTCCGTCTAACAGACGTTATTATACTCGTTTGACAGCTGAACTGTTGGAAGACTTCTTGTTTGACCTGTCTTACAATGTATTGGGTACTAATGAACGTAAGTTCGTTGCCTTGACTGGTGAAATGGGTATGCGTGAATTTGACCGTGTACTTAAAGAAAAGATGGCTAACATGAACTTGATTGACACAGTATTCGTAACTGGTTCTGGTGATAATTTGAAGTTCGGTGGTCAGTTTAAAACTTATGCAATGTCTAATGGTATCGAATTGACTTTGAAGTATTTCCCGTTATATGATAATACTACTTATAATCGTCAGTTACATCCTGTTACTTTGAAACCGTTGGAATCTTACCGTATGACATTCTTGGATTTGGGTCGTCGTGATGGTGAAGCTAACATTGTTAAAGTAGTTCGTAAAGATCGTGAATTCGTTAACTGGTGTACAGCTGGTTCTGTAACTCCTGCTGGTTACGCTCACTCTAATACAGAAGTTCGTTCTAATGCTAAGGATGGTTACTCAGTACACTTCTTGGGTGAAGTAGGATTGATGTTGAAAGATCCTCGGGCGTGTGGGGAGCTAATCATGATGGCAGAATAATAATTAACTAACTTTAACATGTAATTACCTGACAGCCTGAGTAACTTAATTAAGTTATCTGCGTTTATCAAATATAAACATTTTAAACAGATAATTATATGTTAAGTTACGAAGTATATAAGATTACAAATAAAGTAAACGGAAAAGTTTATATAGGTATAACTAATAGAGGAGCTGGTGCTAGATTTAAACAGCATCTATTTGAAGCTGAACACGGCTCCTCTTTTAGATTCCATAACGCTCTTAGAAAGTATGGAGCAGACGGATTTGATATCAATATCATATCATTCTGTAAAAATGCAGAAGAACTTAAAGAAAGAGAAAAGTTCTTTATAAAAGAATACGATTCTACAAATCCCGAGAAGGGATACAATATGACAGAAGGTGGAGATGGCACTTTTGGTAGACCTTGTTCTGAAGAAACTAAACAAAAAATAAGTATAGCTAACTCTGGTAAAACAGCTAGTGAATATACTAGAAAGTTATTATCTGAAGCTGGTAAAGTACGAACAGAAGGTAGAGATAAGTATTGGAATTCTGGTAAAATCGGTGAAACTAGAAAAAAACCAGTATTACAATATACTTTAGACGGAGATTATATAACAGAATATAGTGGTGTAAACGAAGCCAGTAGAAAAACTGGAATAAGTACTTCATTAATAATATCATCCTTAAAAAGGAAAAGAGTATTAATATCTGAAAGAAACCCATATATATGGTTATATAAAGAAGATTATAAAGAAATTCCAAGTAAAGTAGATCCATCTTTAGCAGCTATACTACCAGATTGGAAACCACAGATTTCTGATAAATGTAGACAGGCTAACATAGAGTCTAGAAAAAATAAAGTAAGAACTGCTGAAGAATTAGCTTTAATAAAACAAAGAGCTACAGAAGCATGCGGAAAGAAAGTACTACAATATTCATTAGATGGAAAATTGTTAGCAGAGTTTGATAGTATATCCGAAGCTAGTAAAAATACAGGTCAAGATAGAAAAACTATAGCTAATAGTGCTAATGGAAAAACAAAAGTAACTAAATCTACCAAGTTTATTTGGAAATACAAAGAATAACTTGAACACTCTAATTTTATAATTATGGAAGTAATCGTTAGAATAACTAAATAGAACCCATGGACTGGATTAGTAAAATGGTCTAATTGCTTTGATTACTTGAGCTCATATTGGACAAGATCTGGTAGCCGTTACACAGGTCTAACTCAAGATAAAGCTAGAGAACTAGAACAGAAAATGGGCAAAGCTGAAGGAGAATTAGATCCTGATAGTACATTTTGGGATACATTTGCAATTAAGATTGGTAAGAAAGAATTAGTAATTAATACTGATAGACCTGAAGGAGAATTGCAATATTTATTCCTATTAGGACATAAGAGAGTAGCAAATGGCATTGATAAAGTAACTCCATCTACTGATTATGTACTTATAAATAAAGAAGCTGAAGCAGAACAAATTAATAAAGCTAACAAAGTTAAACGTGATGCTTATAGAGCATTAGATAAGATGAGTCTTGAAGATATGCGCAAATGTCTTAGACTTCTTGGAATTAAAGCTGATACTATGTCTAATGAATTAGTTGAAGCCAGACTTGGTGAAAATGTAGAAGCTGATCCAGCAAGATTTATTAGAATTTGGGTAGATAACCCTAATAAAGAAATTAACTTTGTAATTGAAGAAGCTTTAAGTAAAAATATTATTCGTAAGAACAGAGCATCATATTACTTTGGTACTGATCTTATTGGTAACGGTCTTGAAGATGTAATTGCATATTTGAAAGACAAAAAGAATCAAGATATTTACTTAAGTATTATGTCTGAAATAAAATCTAAATAATGACTAGAGAACAATTTCACTCATATTTTAAAGTAGCAATGGACAAGAACTCTCAAAGCGTAGCCTTTGGGGGTTGTCCTGCTTTCTTACCAGAAGAAATAGATTACTGGTTAGATCAAGGTTTATACCAAGAAATCAGTAACAAGTTTACTGGTAATAACTACTTAAAAACTAGCTTTGAAGGATCTGTAAAACGTATTCACGACTTAGAAAAGTTAGTACATACAGATACAAATGTTATTGCTAATACTGAAACAGACTCAAATAGATGTTATGTTACTAATCTATTTAATGGTGACAGAATGTTCTTTGTAGATGCTGTATTAAACTTCAATAACAAAAAAGCTACCATAAAGCTAATAGATCATGCAGACGCTACTAAATTTAAGAAGACTTATAATAATAATCCTTGGATAGAAGATCCAGTAGCTGTGATAGAAGATAATACTCTATATATCTATTATGATTACTTAGCTATGAGTAGTAATAGTTATTCTGTAGATATTACTTATGTTAAGTTCCCTACTAAGATAGAGAACTTACCAGCAGATGGTATGAGTGAAATACCAGAGTATATGCAGTTTGAAGTAATTAATAGAGCTGTAGAACTAGCATTAGAAGATATTGAGTCTAAGAGAATATAGACTAAATCACAGTTGAACCAAATAGATGAATGATTATGACAGACCGTGGATTTCAAATCGAGTTTGAACGTAGGCTATAGTTAATGGATCCTAATTTAGTTATTAAGGATAAGCTATCCTCAGACACTATTATATCATTCATTAATGAGGCGATTGATAAATTTTATAAAACAAGATACTCAGGTATTAACTTTAAAGCTCAAGGATTTGAATAGACAGAAAAACGTATAGATGATTTGCGTACTTTAATTCGTAAAAGAAACTATTCAAATACTTAGATATCCAAAGGAACTAAAAATTCATATTCTGTTGAATTACCAGATGATTATGTATTATTACTTGGAGATACAGCTGGTATACAGCCAAGTAATTTAAATGAATGCTGGGAAACTAACGAAAGAGGAGAATATATAATAAAGTATACTGATACTTTAGAGTCTACAATAGAAACATTGGATAGACAATTAGGTAATTCATTATCTGAGCACAAATTAAAATATTGTCAAGCTAGACCTTTAAAGTTAATTCAAGATAATAATGTAATATTATACACAGACGGTAAATATAAAGTAAGTGAATATGAGATTACATACTTAGCTAAGCCATCTAAAATTAATTCAAGTAATATTACTAATACAGAATATACAGATTTGCCAGAACATACTCATATGGAAATTGTGAAAATGGCAATTTAGATTTATCTTGCTACTAAACCAATGTAGCACTATAATGCTTATTCCAACGAAATTGCTTCAATGGAATAACAAATAAATTAATGCGTTTGTCTGACCTGGAAATCTGAAATAAGGAAAGTAGAAGGACAAACTAGACTAGCGCTAAGTCTAACAATTAATTATTTTTATATAAACTATGATTACACACGTTGATACCGTACTTATCGGTAAAACATGTCCAGCATCTTATACTACAGTAGATAGTCTTGCTCAGGGTGCTGTAGCTCTGTTCGATGAGAATAAGAGCTTGATTAAAGATGAAGCTGGTGCAGTAAAAGCATCTACAGTATATATCGGTGTAGCTGGCGATAATATGACTATCGCTTTACCTGATGGCACTAGTGCTACTAAACGTTCTGTAGAGTATTCTAACGCAATTCAGAAAGCTTCTAAACCTTCTTATGTAATCGGTGACTATGTTGCACCAGTACAGGAAAAAATTGAAATCAACTTGACTAGTGCTACTGTTGTTATCGGTCACAGATATGTTTTACGTATTGTTTACAAAGACATGTATGAAGCTCCGGGATAGTTTACTCATACTTATGAAGTGGTTGCTACAACTGAAACTGCTGACGATTTGGGTAACGCACTATTGAAGAAGATTAATAAACATGCTAATCGTAGAGTAAGTGCTACATTTGCAAGTCACAAATTGACACTTACCGCTCTTCCTAAAGATGATAATGAAGGTGTTTATTCTTTGAATGAATATTCTGTAGTTTCTATGGAAGCTTCTCTGTACGTTACTATTCCTGGTGCGTTATTGTCTAATGTTCCTGAAGCAGTTCCTGGTGCTACTATTAAGAAAACTGCTGGTAAACCAGGTAAAGGTTACTGGAAACAAGTTCGTGATATGGAAGTACGTATGTTGGGTTACAAAGGTCATGTGTTTACAGATGCATATCCTATTGTTGAACCTAAACGTAATGTTACTGAAGGTGCGAAGTACGATTATATTACTATTGAAAATGATAATCTGTATTTATCACCAGACAATCAGTATATTAAAACTACTCCGTTGACTACTGAATTGTATGTTGAAGAAGCAGCTAATTTGAGTGCATCTCAGTTTGTTAAGAACCTTAAAGCATTTATCACTGGCGTTGATACTAGTGCTGCTTAATGATACACGGTTTCTTTATTTAAAACCAGGCGAGGTTGAGGTTTTATCCTCGGCTTCGCCTTTTTAATTTTTATAAATATGAAAATAATTAATGCAAAGATAGAAAATAACCTTCTAACAATTGAATTAGATTCAGTAGCTGGAGTTACTAAAGTATACTTAGATGGTATACTATCGAAAACTTATCATTCTAGTAATGATGCAGATCATGAAATAATTATCAGTAGTCCTCAAATAAGTGATAATAGTATAAATATCAATATAGAAGAATACGACGCTACCTCGTTTATAGTAACAGTAGTAGGAAGTGAAACTGCTCATGCTATAGCATATGACGAAAAGAATCTATACTATCAAAAAGTGAATACATTGGTTAGTTTTTGTTACACTTGCTTAGACAAGCATCAAAAAGAAAAAATATTAATGTTGTAGTTTAAGTCACAATTGTTAGACTACGCTAAAGCTAACAATCTTACTGAAGATGCTATATAGTATTATATAGATATGTGTCGTTTATTAGATATACCGAGTAAACATACATGTTGTAAGTATAATAGAATATTTAATTGTCGTAGACCGTGTAAAACTTGTAGGTCTTGTTATAATGGTTGTTGTTAGTTATGATAGAAAATAATTATAGAATAGGTAAACATTTGAACAACATGACTAAGTATAATATAACATTTGATCGTACTTAGATATTAAACTTAGTGTGTTCAAATTACGTAGAAGATATACTAAAACAAGGAGATGCGTTTAGTATATCAGAAGAAGAGAAACACAAATTATTAGTACTAATAGATAAACTATTGAAATAATGGCATAGTATGCAACAACAGATGACCTTAGGGAATTAACTGGTTTAGTACGAAGTCTATAGGGAGATGTAACCACATTGAATAACAATGTTGGAGAACTTGATACTTTAGTAGAAAGGATTAATCACCTATCTACTCTAAAAGATGTTACTATTACTTATATTACAGAAGGTGATTTGATATAGTATAGTAGCGATGGTACATGGCACAATGTATCTCCAGCCGTATTAGCAGATTACATTAGTGGTGAAGGTGGTATTATCGACACTGCTGTAGTTAAAGCATTAATAGCATCAGAAGGCGGTAAGTTATTCTTAAGTAAACTATACGATGATACAGCATTAGGCGTTATTACATTTAAGAATAGTGTAATAGCTGATAGTATGATATATGCTAAAAAGGGAATTACTATTGGTAATTATATATCAGGTTTACTTGGAGATGGAGCTATAATTGATGAACACGGTAATATAGAAGCTGGTAGTTTAACTCTTAGAGAATTCTTATCTGTACCAGAGTTACGTTTTAACAGAGTAGATGTAGTAAGTGGTGAATTGTGGAATTCTATTGCTTTTGGTACAATTGAATCAGTAGATACTAAAAATCAAATAGCTACTCTTAAGTTAGAAGAAGGAGAATACAGTGGGTTACATGTTAATGATATATGTAGAGGTATATGGCATAATATTAGTGGGGTAAATGAAACTACTCCTGGTACAGATGAATGTGGGTTTGAAAAAATGCAGGGATTTAGTACTGCTTACTTTACTCCTATTGAAATTCTTGATGAAAGAGGTAAACAATTTAGATATTCATTAAAGCCTAATACCACTCAACATCCTACTGCTAATATGAAATTTGCAGTATATGGTAATTTCTTAGATGAAACTAGACAATCTAGTGCTTACTCTACAAGAGATTATAAGAGGTTCTTAAAAGATGTTAGTACTTGGGCAATAGATTGGACTAATATAGCATCACAATTTGGTAAAATAGAAGGGTTGACTATTCCTGGAGCTCCAGATGATGGAGTACTACATGGAGATGGTGCTTACTTAACTAATGTCTACATGACAGGTGCTATGATTTAGTTTACTCCTGAGCAAGAAGATAGTCTCAAAGGACAAGATGCTTACTCAGTAAATCTTACTAAAGATAACTTATCTGTAATTGTAGATAATGAATTAAATATATTAGATAAGTATAGCTAGCTAGATAATTTAACATTTGGAGTACAAGCTTTTAAAGGTACTACAGAATTATCATATTCAGATGTATATGCTGAAGGATCTTACTTCTTAACTTGGGAAGCAACAGGTCTTAAGTGTACGATGGCTAATGGTATATTCACAATTACAGATATTTTGTCTGTTACCAATAGTCCTCATATAGACTTATTAATTAATTGTGAAGGTAATGCTACATTTAAAAAGACAGTAGTATTATAGTTCCATTTACAACCTAATTCATTATGGACTACATATAACGATAACGATGCTATACCTGATAGACCTACTGGCGATGGTACTACTAATGGGTGGCATAGAAATTATACAGCATCTGCAATATGGATGTCTACTAAGAGTTCTATTGAAGTAGATGATCCAAATGTAGAATGGGGAGATCCTAATAGATTCCGTGGTGCTTCAGTAGCTGGTAAAGACGGCGAATATACTAGATTTGCATATACTGAGTCAAGTGTTCCACCACCTACTCCAGTTGGTGATACAGTTCCACCTAAAGATCCACATAATAAATATACTTGGACTATGGATCCACCACAAGGAGATGTGGAAAAAGGTATTTGGGTATGGCAATCAATACAAACTGTGTATTCTGATAAATCTACATCTGGATGGTCAGAACCTTTCCGTTTAACAGGAGCTGATGGTAAAGATGGTAATGATGGTAATGATATAGAGTTTGTATATAAGATTACACAAAATAATTCTGCACCTACTTTACCAGCTAATAGTAATAGAGATGATTATACAGAACCAAACAATGGTTGGTATGATAATCCTCAAGGTGTTAGTGAAACTTGGCAATATGAATGGGTAGCTCAACGTACTAAACCAGCTGCTAAAGCAGGTACTGGTAATTGGGGTAACTGGCAAGGTCCTACTTTATGGTCAAAATGGGGTGAAAAAGGTATGGATGGCGATGGTTATGAATATATCTACTATCGTACACAAGCTGAAAACATTGCACCTGATACTCCTGTAGCTGCTAATAATACAGATGATGAAGCGCGTCCTCAGGCATTTATTAATGGTGTAGCACAAACTACTACTTCTCCTGGAGGAATGTATTGGACTGATGATCCCCAAGGAGTCAGAGAAAACTTGATGTTTGAATGGGTAAGTGTACGTAAAAAAACAGATGGTGTATGGTCAGCGTTTCAAAAACCAGCTATATGGGCTAAATGGGGTGAAACTGGTTTAAGTGGCGGTAATTATCAATATAGATATAAAATATCAGCTACTACTCCAAGTATACCTACTGATCAAGCTGCGTCTGGATGGTCTGAAGATTCTGAAATGGTTCCACCAGAAGGTCAATATGTATGGCAAATTCATAGATTTAAAAACGCAGATGGTTCATTAACTGCTTGGACTGGGTTAATAAGACTTACCGGAGCCGATGGTAAAGATGGTGAAGACGGTAATAGTATAGAATTCTTATACGCACGTAATAATGATAAAGACAATTATCCTCAAAAACCAAATTCTAATCAAACTACAGACTGGACAGGTACTGGACCAGATGGTACACAGTGGTTTGATAATCCATAGGGAGTAGACGATTCACATAGATATGAATATGTAACTCAAAGATATAAAGATAAGAGTACTTAGAAATGGGGAGATTATTCACAACCAGGCTTATGGTCTGTATTTGCAGATAAAGGTAAAGATGGGGATGGATACGAATACATATTCGCTAGGTTCTCTAGTTATGATCAAGCAGCTCTATGTAGTAGAAATGAGCAATATTATCCAGCTTCTCCTACTTATGGATCACAATATTTAAATGGTGATTATTAGCAAGATGATTATATACCTACTAAGACTTGTAAAGGTGCTACTTTCACTTATACCGATAATGGAGTAAGCGTAACAGAAAGCATACCATATCAAGTATGTTGGACACGTAAGAAAGAAAATGGTAAATGGGGAGATTGGAAAGATGGATTTATTTGGACTAAGTGGGGTAAAGATGGTCAAGATGGACAAGATGGAGATAAAGGAGATCAGGGTGATAAGGGAGAACCAGGAACACCAGGTGCTGATGCTACTACTTATATAATTACTCCTGGAGCAGCAACTATACGTCTTACCAGAACTTCTTCTTATGAACCTAGTAGCATGACATTTAGAGCATACAAGAAAACAGGAACAGGTAACCTGTCTTCTGTATCTGGTTACTGGGAAATATATGGTAGTAATAGTCACGCTCCAACAACCTCTTCAGAAGGTACTGAAGTGGGTGGTGGTTGGTCTGGTGTTTCCAATATTACATTTAATATATCTAGTTCTACTAAGTATAACTATTATACTGTAGCATTTAATCCTACTCAGTATCCTATTTATAATGGAAATCCTGTAGCAGCATCAGCAACTATTACAGTTGTAGTTGATGGTTAGGATGGACAAGATGGATCAGCTGCTAATACTAAATATACAGATATTAGATTTAGAGGAGTTTGGAATTCATCTACTAGATATTACTACGCTACGGCATCATCAATCGGTTTGACTAACTATGAAAATCCTAGTAATGCATATGTTAGAGATTAGGTAATTTACAAAGGCGGTGTATATCTAGTTAAGTATGTTAATTCTGGCGGAGTATACGGTCAAACTCCTAGTTCTAGTTCATCATATTGGGAATTAGTGTCTAGTGTTAGTGCTATGGCAATTAATACCTTATTAGCAGATAATGCTGTATTAGGTGCATTTCATTTCTCTAATAATGTATTTTGGTCAGGTGATGGAGGTACTTCATCTAGTGCAGCTAAACTGTACATGAACAGTAGTACTGGTGAATTTAGAGCATCTAATGGTACGTTTACTGGTACAGTTACTGCTACATCTGGTACGTTCACTAATGGTGTATTCACTAACTGTACTACTACAAATCTCACTATTAATAGTGGTACATTAAAAATGAGCAGTACTATTAATAGCAGTTTAGGTACTCCAAGTTAGGCATATTCTATTACTACTACTACTAATATTACAGGTTCTGGTTTCTCTATATTATCTGCTACTAGTTCTAATGACTTAATTCGTGCAACATTTGGTTCAAAAGTAGTATCTGTATATAATAGTAGCGGTAGTAGTATTAGGGCATTAGCAGCTATAGCTATAGATGGTTACTATGTTTCTGGTAGAAATACTGTTACTGTGCCGTTGTACATATCTGCGGCATCAAATACTGATGCCGCAATCTTTGTAGACAACGGTGCTTTCTATGGTTGGAACTTACCAGTTTTGAATATTTCAGCATTAATTAATGGTGTAACATTTTCATGTGTATGTAATGTAACTTCATCTGGGTATACTATGGTTTTAAACCAAGGTAAAGTAGGAACAATGGTATTTATGAGTGTATCTAATGGATATACATATACTATTAGACGAGATTCATGTGCATGGATATCATCTACTGGTGCATATCAATCAGCTGGTACTAGCTCTACTACATATAATGATGATGCTAGAATATTTGTACGTGTTGCTTATAACACTTGGTAGGAATATTTCGTTGGTTAATAAAAAAATTAAATAAAGAAACTATGAAAATAAATTTTAAACAACTCAAAGTATACGTTGATATAAATAAAACTATTGAACAGTATATTGATGTAGCTAAAGATTTAGCTGAAGGTTTATACAAAACATCAGCTGGAATAGCAGGTCACTCGTTAGCATTAAAAATATATAATTCTACTGGAGAAGAAGATTATAGTGAATTAGAAGTAGATTTAATTACTAAGTATGCTAATCAATATGCTACTCCTTTCTTTATAGATGCTTTAAGTAATATTAAAAATGAATAGTCAATTACACAATCAGATCAAACAGTTGAGTGACAGAGAACTACTAGAGGGCATCTATTAGATGCTCCTAGTAGTAATGTAGGAACAATTAATCAGCGATAGTAAATAGTTAGGTATAAATGTTATAGCTGATTTATTAGTAGATAATATGTATAGAAATAGAGAAAGAAATGAAAATAATAACAATGCACCATATATTAGGCAATAAAGTATTAGAATATGATGTTGATGATAGAGGAGTTATAGTAGACGAGAGAGAATATGATAGAACTGTTAATCCTAAACCCAATATAGAAAAATGGGTGAAAGAACACATGGTGTTTTGGTATGATATGTCAAAGCCTGTGGATGTTTATACACAGAATTTTAATGATTGGAAAAATTATAACCCTAATTCTGTTAGTATAACCAACAATAAGATTGTGGTTAATGGTTTGATAGACAATTTTAGAATAGCATCCATAGGAAAAGAAACAGAATCTTTTTCCGTATTTATAGAAGGTCTTGGTGATAAAAACTTAGTATATAGAGTGAAGTTGGATGAAAATAGTGATCAAATCACAAATATTAAGTTAAAAGACGGAGAAAATGTACTTCCTCATAGTTTTGCTACAACTGTTGCTTTTATGGGAGTAAGTGGAGTAACTGATTACATAGGTCTTACCATTACCCAGCTCCCGTCAGGACAATCCGTTCCCACAAACGAGATACTAAAAGCCAATCCATACTTGCAGGATTTCAGTGGAAACAACAGACCGCTGAAACTGAACAATTTCCTGTTCGCTGCAATGAGCGGTGTGGGTGGGTATGACATTTCTAGCACCAATATTCTACCCGATAGAGCAAATGTTACTGTTACAGATAACAGAATTATTCATATTACTAAAAAACTATCCACTACGGATAGCATGGTAAACATAGTTCCGGCAAACTCTAACCCAACGCATAAGTTTAAGGTTACAGGTCTTTCTGATGGCAGACAAGTTAGTTTGGTAAACAGAAATGGCGGATTTTATACTTTTGACAACGGGGAACATGAGGTGACATTAACCTATCCCGAAGGAACCACTTCATTGTATAACGCCATAGGAGTTACAGGGGATATAGGAGATATGGACGTAACAATAGAGTTCCTGCCTAAATATCCCAACGCCCTAGTGACTGACGGAGTGGATGATTACGGTGTTGTAGAGAACTTTAAATCACTGCAAAATTATATGATGTTCTTCCAATGTGCCATCATAAGACCTGCCACTTCAAAAGGTATGTTCTCGACAACTTCAATAGCGACAGGTAATCAAGGATGGATGTTATTGCAAGGACAAAGTGCAAATTCTGTAAGGTTCGGTAACAACGCTTATACAAACTTTGAATTTACGCCTAGTGTAGAGGACAAGACAGATTATGTCCTTTCAGCCAACAATGAATTAATGACTTGCTATGTAGGTGAAGAGAAGGCAACTCTAGCAGGTACTTATGGGCAAACTGGTACAAATATGTCATTATTCTTGTCGGATAGCAACAGTCGGACTAGGTTTGGCTCTATGGAGTTTTATAAATCTATCTTGTTCGATTCCGTTCCTACGAAAGAAAATGACGGATTTACCGAACAGGATTTGATTGATTATGTACTTGAAAATTTGATAACAAAATGAGATACGTTATAGTAACAATAGAATGGTGTATGGAACATGGAATTGTTCCGCCCATCCACGCAAGAAGAAGTGTTGACGGAACAATGATTCTGTTACACGAAGATTTTGTCGCACCTGTATTGGGAGAGGAAGAAATTTCTTCCTACCTTTACGACAGTAATGAGTTAAGTGAAATTTTAAATAGCGAAGTATGGACAGAAATGAATTAATAGATAAATTAAAACCTTATTTTAAAGTAAGTGAATTAGTATGCCCTCATTGCTACTCTAAATTTGGTGAAACTTCTTGGTAGTTTATAAGTACTGAATTACTTAGTACTTTGTATATACTACGTACTAAGATATTCAATAAACCTATCACTATTAATACTTGGAAAACAGGTGGATAGTTCTCACAGAGAGGATTGCGTTGTAATATGTGTCAACTAGTAAAGAATAAAAGTAGCATTTACTTATCCGCACACTGTTTGGGTAAAGCAATAGATTTTAATGTAAAGGATTTAGATAGTAATGCAGTGAATAACATAGTAAGATAGAATGCTGAATTATTTGAATACCCTATTAGATTAGAAGCTAATACTGATGGATGGTCACACATCGACGTATACCAGCCAAAAGACTCTTCTAAGAAGCTTTTAGAGTTTAATGGATGAGTTGTTCATTTAATAAAGAAAATGGCTTAAAACGCCTTAAAATGCGTTATAGTAATATGAATAAAGAAACAATATTTTATAGTATTATGTATTAGGATAGTTCGGCTATCAGCATCATACCAGAACTAGCTAATGCGTATAATATGACTCCTCATCGTATAACTAAAGAGGGTGAAGTAATTAATATACCTATTAACAGAACATTAGGTAGATTATCTTTTGTTGGTGGTCAAGATTGGATACATCCTATAGTAAATACAGATAATATTAGTATAGTATTTGATGCTAATAATACTGGTGCAGTAAGAGTGGCTAGACCAGTAATACAATATTGTGATCCAAATGGATGTAAAAATTTAGTGCAATTTGCATTACATTAGAATTAATAATTAAAATATACGTATATGACAAGAATAACAAGAAGCTATATAGCTCCAAATCCTAAAGAATTCGAGTATTGGGTTGATTTATCAGCAGATCCAAAAGGTAATGTAATTAAGTATTACGCCGGAGGTAGTAAATGGTTACCTTTAAACGATGATACAGATAATGATCAGAGTGCTAGAATTGCTGCACTTGAATCAGGTAAAGTAGATAAGGTAGAAGGAAAAGAACTATCCAGTAATGACTTTACTGATGCATATAAAACTAAACTGGATGGTATTGCTGCACAAGCAAATAAATATGTTTTACCAACAGCTACAGCTGAAACTATTGGTGGAGTAAAGGTAGGAGCAAATATTTCTTATAGTAATGGTACAATTAGTCTTAGTAAAGCTAATGTGACTAGTGCATTAGGATATACACCTCCTACAGCAGATACTAAAGTGACTATAAATAACACTTTAACGAGTACTAGTACTACAGAAGCTTTAGCTGCTGCACAAGGTAAAGCTTTAAAAGATTTAATTGACGCATTAACTACAAGAGTTGCTGCATTAGAAACTCCAGCAGCTTAATATAACAAATACATATGGTAACAAATAGGATAATATTTTTTGCAACATCTGTTCAACCTAATCCGGAAGAAATAGACTATTGGGTTGACTTATCTGATAATCCTTACGGTGGTAGCATTAAATATTTCAATGGAACCGAATGGGTAAGGCTGGCTGCCTCTGGTGGTACACCTGATCTTAGTAACTACTATACTAAAACATAGGTAAACAAATTGCTTAATGATAAAGCAAACATTAGTGATGTAGATAGTAAAGTAGATGATGAAGAGGTAAAAGACGTAATAAAAGATATACAGTTTAATACTTCAAATCCTAATGGCATTACTATGGTAATGTTTAAGTATGATGGAAGTAATAAAACTGTTTCAATACCAGTAGCTTCTACAAGTTCTGCTGGTATTATTACATCTAAAGACTTCTTAGACTTTGTTAAGCAGCATCAGTTATAGGAACTTCATACTGAGATGATTGACACCTTTGCTGATATACGTGCAAAGTATTAGAAGAAACTCATTGCTGGTTTAAACATTGAAATTGATCAAGAAACTAATGTGATTAGTGCATCTAGTGATCTAGCTGTACAATGGGATAATATTACTGGTAAACCAGATTTTAAACCAGTAGCTACATCTGGTGATTATAATGACTTA